ATGTACGTAGATATTGGTTACCAACCGCAAGTATTGGCGAGCGCTCTCGCTCGTTACCGCGACGGATTCGACCCGACTCTGATTGAGCTGCCCGAATCCGCTGTTTTCCCCCACCTCATCCCGGTGCAGCCGGCTACGGCTCGCAAGGCCCGCACTACTGGCCGCTTGCTGGGTAAGCCTGCCCCTCGCTTCGTCAAGCACGGCCGAACCGTACGCTACCGCCTCAAGGATGTATTCGACTGGCTGGCTGAAGGTGACGCCTACACCAGCACTGCCGAAGCCGCAATGTCTCAGGAGATGGCGTCATGAGCCTCGAAAGAAAAATCATGATCAACGATTACACCGACGAGCTCGAAAAGCTTTCATTGGCATCCGAAGACCTGCTACAGGCCGCCGCGCTGTTTAGAGCTGTCGAGGCCATGATCGAGAAAGACCCGTTCGATCCAGCAGCCAAGCGGATCGCAAAGGCCGGGCGCCAGATGGCGGAGCGTCGATCGGAATACTTCGAAGACGAGGCTGGCGCGCTGGAGGCCACAATCTCGCAGCTTGAAGCGGAAGAGGAGGCAGAATCATGCGAGTAGAAACGAAAAAACCCGGCCTCTCCCCAGGCCGGGCTCATTCGAATACTGTTGCTGAACTTGATCCTACCACCCAGACGGGACGAGTGCTAGAGGCGCTGAGGCGCCATCCGATGAGCGCCGCTGAATTGCAGTGGGATTTACGAATCGCCCACGCGCCAGCAGCGATCAGAGACCTGCGCAATCGGGGCTTCACCATCGTTACGGAATGGCACCCGCAACCTGCAAAGCCCAAGGCCAAGATCAAGCGCTATCGTCTGGTCGAGACCGAGTAGCTGGCGCGAGGGTGTCGTGAAACACGACGCCCTCGCCTCCTAGGAGGATGGCATGGCGAAGAAGAAGCGCGATCGGGTAGCTGCGCCCGGCGGCTTCCTCGCACTGCCCAAGCTACTGATGGAGCAGCGGGACTTCCGCGAGTTGTCACCGTCTGCCCTGAAAGTGCTGATAGTGCTGGGAAGCCAGTACAACGGCCGCAACAACGGCAATCTGGCCGCCACTCATTCGATGATGGATGTGTGGGGCGGCATGGCCAAGGCAACGCTGGCCAAGTCGCTGAGGGAGCTGCAAGACCGCAACCTGATCAGCAAGACTCGAGAGAATCGGCGTGGCCGAGAAGGTGCCCGCTGTGCGCTGTTCGCGCTCACGTGGCACACCATCGACGATTGTCCGGGTAAGGATCTGGACGTGGTGCCGAGCATCATCCCACAGCGAAGGTTGTCCCAGGCCTGAACAGATTGTTCACCTCTTTCGACCCGCCCTTGAGGCGGGTCGATTTTCACCGCGTTCAAAATTTGCCACCCACGGTGGCAAAAAATGAACCCTTATCCAGTTGAGGATGCTGCCACCTTTAAATAAGGGTTCAAAAAATGAACCCTTATCCGGGATTTTCGATTTTTACCGCGTTCAATAATTGGACACCCTTCTAGAGTTACCACCCTGTGGGGGTTTGAAGGTGATTACGAGTCACTTTTAAAACACCTATGCAACGATATATCATTGCGTCTATGGTGGATATTCGTACAGTGCCACCAGCCCAACCCGACACCGCCACAAGGTGAATCATCATGAAATTGAGTGCCCTACGTGAGCAGCGTTCCGCCAAGGTCGCCGCCATGAAAAACCTGGTCGAAACCGCCTCCAACGAAGGGCGCGACCTGACCGCTGACGAAACCCAGAACTTCGACGCCCTCAAGGCCGAGGAGCGCAACCTGGTCGGCCAAATCGAGCGAGCCGAGTATGTGGCCGATGCCGAGCGCCGCAGTGTCGCCACGCCCGTGAACAACGAAGCTGGCGGCGATCTGGACAAGCTGGCGCGTCAGGTCAGCGTGGTGAAGGTGATGCGCGCCCAGATGGAAGGACGATCACTTGACGGCGCCGAACGCGAGTACAGCCAGGAAGCCGAACGCCGATCGGGTCGCAAAGCTCAAGGCGCGTTCATTCCAATGCAGGCGCTCGAGACCCGTGCCAACGAGACCAGCACCGCCAGCCAGATTGTGCCGGTGCAGCATCGCCCCCAGGACTACATCGGCGCGCTGCGTAATCGCCTGCTGGCTCGCAGTCTGGGCGTTCGCGTGCTGTCCGGCCTTTCCGGTGATGTCGCTATTCCCAAGTACGGCACCGGGCTGGCTACCGGCTGGGTGACGGAAGGCCAAGCGGTGCCCGAAGGCCAAATGTCGTTTGGTGACGTGAAGCTGACGCCCAAGCACGTGGGCGGCAAGACGGAGATGTCCCGTCAGCTCATCCAGCAGTCGAGCCCGGACATCGAGGAGCTGGTGCGCAGTGACTTGACCGCACTGATCGCCGAGCAAATCGACCGCGCCATCCTCGCCGGTACCGGGACCGATGGCGAGCCGACCGGCATCCTCAATGCCGCTGGCATCCAGACCGCCAACCTGCCGAGCGACTGGGCAGGCGTACTGGGTCTGTCCGAGTTGCTGGAACTGGCCAACCTCGAGGCGATCAACTGGCTGGCGGCGCCGGGGATCAAGACCACTTACGCCAGCACCGAGAAGGTGCCGGGCAGCGGCTCCGGCTTCCTGCTGCAAGGTGGCCGGATGGACGACAAGCCGTTCAACGTCACCAACCAGATGCCGACCGATACCCTGCTGCTGGGCGACTTCAGCCAGGTGATGCTGGGGATCTGGTCGGAGCTCGACATTCTGGTCAACCCGTATGCCGAGCCGGCCTACAGCCGTGGCGGTGTTCAGGTGCGCGCGATGGCGACCGCCGATGTGGCGATTCGCCACCCGCAAGGCTTCGTTGTCGCCAAGCCGGAAGCCTGATCATGGAAGTGCGCGCCAGCAACGAGATGAAGCCCCAGGGGCGCAAGCTGACCGGCTATGTGTCCCGCTTCAACGAGCCTGCCGATCTGGGCGAGTTCGTCGAGGTCGTTCGGCCTGGCGCGTTCACTCGCACGCTGGGCGACCCGAGAGCCCGCAACATCCGCGCCATCTACGAGCATGACGGCCGCGCCCTGCTGGGGAGAGTAGGTGCCGGCAGTCTGAGGCTGGCGGAAGATGCCGCTGGGCTCGCCTTCGAGATCGACCTACCCGATACCACGCTGGGCCGGGACCTAGCGGCACTGGTCACGCGCGGCGACGTGGCCGGCTGTTCGTTCGGCTTCCTGCCGGTGCGGGATCGCTGGATCGAGGAGAACGGGCGCCCGGTGCGTGAGCTGCTGGACGTTGACCTGTTCGAGGTGACGGTAACGGCGGCACCCGCCTATGACGCCTCGAGCGTTCAGGTTCGCCATACCCAACACCGTGCCATTCGCTTGGCCCGGCTCTACCTGGAGGCCTGCCAGTGAAGCTTTTCCGACGCCGCACCGAGAAGCGGGCCGACGCCTACGACCGTTACTGGGACAAGGTGGCGGCCGTTCAGGACGTAGCCGGCGTGAACGTGACGCCATCCAGCGCCGAGGGTATTTCCGCCGTCTATGCCGCCGTGGCAGCCATTTCCGAGAGCGTGGCGAGCCTGCCTCTCGACATCTACCGGCGCACGGAGGATGGCCGGGAGAAAGCCCGCTCCCATCCGCTGTACAAGGTGCTGCACACCGAGCCCAACTCGAAGCAAACCGCGCTCGAGTTCCGCGAGATGATGCAGCGCCACGTGCTGCTGAGGGGCAATGCCTATGCCGAGATCCAGTGGAATCGTGCCGGGCGCGTCGAGGCGCTGCTACCGCTGCACCCTGATCGCGTGAGCGTGCTGCTGACCGACGATGATTCACTGATCTACGAGGTGAGCGATCGACGCGGCAACATCCGCCGGCTGCTGGCCGAGGAGGTGCTGCACCTTCGCTACCACACCGATGACGGGATCATGGGAAGAAGCCCCATTCAGGTCGCGCGCGACACCGTGGGGCTAGCACTGGCCGAGCGCACGCACGGGGAACGGATGTTCGCCCAGGGCACCAAGCTATCCGGAGTGATCCAGACGCAAGCTGGCACCACCAAGCAGCAGGCCGGCGACATTCGGGAGAGCTGGGCGGCTGGCTATGGCGGCGTGGGTAGCCATGGCAAGACCGCCGTCCTTCCTGCTGGCGCCGAGTTCAAGACCGTCAGCATGACGCTGGAGGATGCCGAGTGGATCGAGGCCCGCCGGATGAGTGTCGAGGAGGTGGCGCGCCTGTTCCGCGTGCCGCCTGTCCTGATCGGGGATCTGCGAGAGGCCAACTACTCCAACGCCGTGGAGCTGGGCCGGTACTTCGTGACGCACACGCTGCGCCGGCACCTGGTGATGTGGGAGCAGGCGGCGGGCCGATCGTTGATCAACGACCCGGCCACCTTCTACGCCGAGCACAACGTGGAAGGGCTGCTGCGCGGCGATAGCCTCAAGCGCGCCCAGTTCTACCAGCGCTCGATCGAGGACGGCTGGATGATGCGTTCAGAGGTTCGTCGCCTGGAGAACCTGCCTACCGTGGAGGGTATCGACGATGCGCCCCGTCAAGAAGCAGCGCCGCGTACCGCTGAGTAGCGCGGCATGGCGCAAGCTGCGTGCCCAAGTGCTCGCAGAGGAGCCGCTGTGTCGACAGTGCGTGGCGCTGGGCATCGTCACCCCGGCTACTGATGTCGACCACATCGACAACGCCGAGGGCGACTACACGGACGACAACAGCCGCGAGAACCTGCAGCCACTGTGCCACGAGTGCCACTCACGCAAGACGATGGCAGAGACCCAAGGCCGCGGCGCGACCGTCATCGGATGCGACACGAGTGGAATGCCGCTCGACCCGGACCACCCGTGGCGAAAAATCACCAGCAACTGACCCGGCCCACACCGCCGCCAAAGGTCGCTTTTATCGGTAACTGCCATGAAATCCACGCCACGCCGACACCGATCCGACAGCGCTAAGGCCGCTGTGACGGCTGCCCAGGCCGCCTCTATGGGGCCGCTCGAGCCGCCGGCATTCGTGCGCGTGCGAGACCGTGACCGCCCGGCGTGGGACGCCATCGTGACCGCTCGAGCGCGTGACACGTGGACAGAAGCCGACCTGATGCTGGCGGCGCAACTGGCCCGCGCCTATGGCGACATCGCGGAGCTGGAGGCCTACATCGACGAGAACGGCATGATTCTAGGCGATCAAATCAACCCGGCCTGCACGCTGCTGGACAAGGTGAGCCGGCGAGCATTGGCGATGGCCCGCCAACTCAAGGTCGACACGATCAGCGTGGTGGGCAAGTCGCAGGATATCCACAAGGGTGCGGCACTCGAGCGTGGCGCCCGCCAGGGTATCGACGATGACGACGACCTGATTCCGAGGGCGCTGCAATGACCCGCGCCGATCGCGTGATTCGCTTCATCGAGCGCTACTGCGTCACGCCTGAAGGTGCAGGCGTGGGCAAGCCGATGGTGCTGGCGGACTTCCAACAGCAGTTCATCCGCGACATCTACGACAACCCGGCCGGCACACGGCGCGCGATCCTGTCGGTGGGCCGCAAGAACGGCAAGACCGGGCTGATCGCCGCCCTGCTACTGGCCCACCTGGTGGGCCCCGAGGCGAAGCAGAATAGCCAGCTCGTCTCCGGCGCCCTGAGCCGCGATCAGGCGGCGCTGGTATTCAACCTAGCGTCCAAGATGGTGCAGCAGTCGGCGGAGCTTTCGCGCATCGTGAGGATTGTGCCCAGTGGCAAGCGCCTCATAGGGCTGACGATGAATACGGAGTTCAAGGCGCTGGCGGCCGATGGCAAGACGGCGCACGGCCTGTCGCCGGTGCTGGCCATCCTCGACGAGGTGGGCCAGGTGCGCGGGCCACAGTCCGACTTCGTGGACGCGATCACTACCAGCCAGGGCGCCCACGAAAGCCCGTTATTGATCACGATCAGCACGCAGGCGGCGAACGATGCCGACCTGCTGAGCCAGTGGATCGACGACGCGTTGCGCTCGAAAGACCCGCGCACCGTCTGCCGACTCTACGCCGCGCCCGAAGGCTGCGACCTGATGGACGAGGAGGCGTGGAAGGCTGCCAATCCAGCGCTTGGCATCTTCCGCAGTCAGGACGATATGCGCGAGCAGATGGCGCAGGCCGAACGGATGCCGAGCATGTCGAACACCGCGCGCAACCTGCTGCTGAATCAGCGCGTGAGCCTGGATAGCCCGTTCATCAGCCCGGACGTGTGGGCCGGCTGCGCCGAGACGCCCGAGCCATTCGATGGCCCGGTCTATGGCGGGCTAGACCTGTCGGCTCGAACCGACCTCACCGCGCTGGTGCTGGTGGGCAAGGTCGGCGGCGTGTGGCAAGTGCGGCCTTACTTCTGGACGCCAGAGCAGGGGTTATTCGACCGCTCCAAGGCTGACCGCGCCCCCTATGACGTGTGGGCGCGCTCCGGACTGCTTCGCACCACGCCCGGCGCCACCGTGGACTATGAGGCAGTGGCCGCCGAGCTGGCGGACATCCTGCAGGACGTGGATCTGCACGCGCTGGCCTTCGACCGCTGGCGCATCGACATCTTCCGTAAGGAGCTGGACCGGCTGGGCATCGAGCTACCACTGGTCCCTCACGGCCAAGGCTTCCGAGACATGGCGCCGGCACTCGATGCCCTGGAGGCGGAGCTACTGAACGGCCGCATCGCCCACGGCAATCACCCGGTGCTGACGATGTGCGCGGCCAACGCCGTCGCCGTCACCGATCCGGCCGGCGCCCGTAAGCTGGACAAGTCGCGGCGAACCGGCCGCATCGACGGCATTCAGGCGCTGGCGATGGCAATGGGCGCCGCCCAGGGGGCCGAGGAGCCCGCCGATATCGAAACCGAGGTGTATTTCATATGACGACCGTCACGCTGCAGGAAGCAAAGGACCATTTACGAATCCTCGAGGATGACGAGGACGCTTACATTACCGGGCTGCTGGCAGCCGCTGAGGGCCACGTAGCCGGCTACCTTGGCGATGACCTGCCCGAGCCGATGCCGGCGCCTGTGCGCGCCGCCGTCCTTCTGCTGGTCGGCGACCTGTACGAGCATCGCGAGCGGCAGAACGATCGGGCGCTGTACGAGAACGCCACGTTTCATCTGCTGCTGAACCCCTACCGATCGCACGAGGTGCTGTGATGCGAGCGGGCAAGCTGCGACACCTGGTGACGATCCAGAACTTCAGCCAGACCCAGAACCAATATGGCGAGGTGATAACCGAGTGGATCGACGGCCCACGTATCCGCGCCAGTGTCGAGCCGCTGCGTGGGCGTGAATACTTCGCCGCAGCGCAGGTGAACGCGGAGACGACCTATCGCGTCCGATGCCGCTATCACCCGGAGCTGGCGACCGGTAACGCTACAAGCAAGCGCCTCACAGTACAGGGCATGATGTTCGAGATCGAGGCTGTGCTGGACGTGGAGCTGAAACACGAGTGGATGGAGATCATCTGCCATACGAGGTAGGAACCCGCAGCCAGTGCGGTCCCAAGAGGGAATAGACTGGCCGGGGATCAGTCGGACAGTGCCCCGATCGAGCAAAACCCCGACAGCCGGCAGGCGCAGTTCCTCGCGCCGTGGCCGGCATCTCTTATTTTCTGCAAACCATTGAAAAGCAATAATTCCTGCACAGGTCGGGGTTTTACGAAGGTCTCGTAAAACCCATCAAACGGTGGGATTTTCGGCACTACCCTCGAAAGCGCCTTTCGTTGCTACCTGTTGCCCGCCACTGCTACCTATTTGCTACCTAGTCGCTAAGCAACGAAAAACCGCCACCCGGCATGATCCGTAAGTGGCGGTTTTTACTAGCCATTCTGGTCGGAGCGACAGGATTCGAACCTGCGACCTCTGCAACCCCATTTTGGCGCCGATAGGTAGATATGCCGTTGATAATAAAAGAGAAACGCGAGAATGGGATAGGGGCTAAAACGCTCGATTCGCTCCATATGAATCAATGGGTTCTATGAGGGTTTTGGAAGGGATAGCAAGGCGTTCATGTCGTACACATTGCCTTTGGCAGCCTGCCAGCGTATGCCATGCCCGTCGAGGTAATGCTGGGTCATTTCTTCGTCGGCGTGCCCCATTAAAATTTGAATGTCGCCAATGGGCACGCCTTTGAGCTCGAGTAGCCGAGATCCTAGCGAGCGGATCTCATGGAAGGTCGGCTGTTCTTTTTCCGGCAGGCGCGCGATGCTTTGAACTTTCACCCGCAACTCTGCGAACTGCCGAGAAATCTTGTCTGGCGTGACACTACTCCAATGCTCGCGTCTCTTCGCTGCTTTCGTTATCCGCCTCGGCGTTCTGTGGACGATGAAAGGGGAGACTGGCGGTAATTGCCGACTTCGCTGAATGAGGCTTTCTATTGCTGGAGTCATCCCGATCGCGACGTAGGCGGTCTTTGAGCGCTCCCGCGTTTTCTGCCGGACGTAGTGTAGGGCGTTGTCGTAGATATGGTCGTACCGGGCTGCCGCGGCTTCGGCCCGGCCAAACAGGCAGACAAGAGCCATCTCCATGGCGATCTGAAACCACTCGGGCGCCATGGCGTAAATCGCCTTGTATTGCTCGATGGTGAGCCGCCTGCGCTGCTTCTCGTAGGATTCATCGCTCTTCCGTGTCGGAGCTATCGGGTTTCCATTCATCCAGCCCTTCGTCTGCGCGTAGTCGAAGATCTGCGACAGCACCGACCGGTACTGGATGTACGGGTCGCCTTTGAAGTTTTCGTCTAGGTACTCGGCGCACCAACGAGTGTCTATCTGGTCCAGGCGCGCGTCACCACGATCTTTGATGATGCGACCCGTCCGGTAATGCTTGTTCTGCTTTGTGCTGTCACTGAGTTTTCGGTGATCGTCTACACGTTCTTTCAAGAAGAGCTTTGCCGCATGTTTGAGCGTGACCCCCTCCAAACCCATCACGCGGGCGACCAGGTCAGAGCTCTTCATCAGGCGGGCATTGAGCACGCGAGCCGCCGCTTGTGCCTTGGCCTTATCGGAGCCCATACCGTGCCATTTTTGGGTAACCGGATTCTTGTACGAGTAATACCCGCGACTTTCATATAGATTGGGTTCCAGCCCTCGCTTGCTGCGAGAGCGCGGTCTTGCTGCCACTAGGCACTCTCCATATTCTTCAGCACGTCATCGGCCAGATCGTTGCCGGTCTGATTACGCTCTGCGTCGACATCGATATACCAATTCCCACCGATACGCTTTGCCGGGATCGTCCCGTCATTACACCAGCGCCGAACCGTAGAGCGCCCGGGCGGCTTGCCCAGGAAGCGTGCTTTTCGCCAATCATCAAGGCTCATGAGCTTACCAGTCGACATCATGTCCTCCTTGCCGTTGGCCTGACAGGGCCGAGCAGGCACAAAAAAGCCGGCAGGTGCCGGCGTGTCATTTTCCGTCTGTAGTAGGCGCCTATCCCGAGCTCTTCCTCGGTCGCCCGCGCGCCGTGACGGGCTTTTCCACGGCTTTCTTGAGAGCGGCTTCCCGGCTCAGACCCTTCGCTTCCAGCATCCTCAGCCTCGTTTTCAACGTGCCGAGTGGCATACCGGCTTCTTCGGCGATGCTCGACAGGCTGCGCGCGGCGCGTTCAGGCTTTTTCCTGGCCTTGGTCAGTGGCTTGTCGTGTGTCGTGATTTTCATCGGCTGCTGCCTCCTAGCTCAGCCTCTGCCTGGCGCCACGCTTCCTGCACTGCATGAAACGCCTCTGCACTCCCGCCACGATCCGGATGTGTCTCGCGAAGCTTCCGCCGGTATGCGGCTTGCACCTCCTGACGATCACTGCTTTCCGTGCCGAGTATCGTTCGCCAGTGCGGCCGACCCATGGCCTCCGGACTGGCCAGTTGGGCAAAGCCGGTGAATGCGGCCCGCATCAACCCGGCATCGTGGCGCTCGATGGTGCGCAACGATTCGATCACGTCGGCGATCGCGGCCAGGTTGTCAGCGATACGGGTGTAGACGTCGCACGGTATGCACTGCTGCTGTCCGTCCAGCTCGAAGTAGACCGCGGCGCCAGGGTCTTTCGGCTCACGCTGACCAGATCGAGGCAGGCCGTCGCTTCGGAGTGCCAGGTCGGAGCTGATGATGATAGTGTCCGGCGGCACCCGATAGGGATGGCCTGCGCGGGTGTATCGATCGAGAGCAGAAAGCACGCGGTCGCGACCCTCGGCCAGGGTCAGCTCCTTCAGACCCCAGCCCTGCGCGTTGCGCTTGCCAAAGCGGCCGGATTTGCGGTCATTGGCTAGCGTTCGCGGCTTGCCCGGCGGCCAGCATAGTGGCGAGGCCGTTATCGTCACGACTCACCTCCCAAGTTATTCAGAATCTGATCGACTTCTCCCACAGCTATCTGTGCTGCTGCGTAGTCAGCCGCAATCGCCCTGTGCATTCCTCCTTCTATCGACCGATTAGCCTGCTTATACAGCCCGGCGTGGCGCATGCAGCCATCGAACAGTTCACCTTTCGTTTTACGAAACAGTGCCGCCGAGCTGTCTTCCAGAACACAAACGCCGGCGATGGCCGGCGCGAATTGATTGGTGTAGGTGGTTGTGGTGGTCATGCGGCCCCCTTGATCCTTTGCGCGTAAGCGTGCCATGCATCTACGTCGCGCTTCTGGACTGATACCGTGTCATCACCTCGCTGCCACGTGACTCTCCCCTGAAGGCCGGGGACGCGCATGTCTACTCCAGGCTGATTGCTTCGCGAGGTGCCATGAAAGATGTAGGTGATCTCTGCGCCGGGGAACTTCGCCCGAGCCTCATCGGCAACGGCCCGTTCCAGCTCCTGCCGCGCCTTAATCTCGGCTACTTCGGTATCGTGGTGCTCGGAGTTGTAGTAGGTCCAGTTGCCGACGAAGACAGGGTCACAGTCTTCCTCTTCGTCGTGGATCAGGTCTTCATAGATCACCTGGTCGCACCCGCAATTGCACGGAACCCGCCATCCTTGATCTATTAGCGCGTGATCTGGAACACCACCGCGACGGCCGGCATATTGATCAGCCCATGGCGCACGCCGGCAAAACTCGACGAACTCCCATTCGGTGCCAAGCTCACCGGCACCTTGCCGGCGAGCGGCCGCGCTGTTGGTGGCGAACACGATGCAGCAATGAGCTTCGTGGTCTTCCTGAACATGATATGCCTTCAGTTGCATGAGAGTCTCCTCACGGTGTTGGGACGCTCGGCTCGGCCTCGCCACCCAGCCATTCCAGCAGGCTGGCGATAACCTTCGACATCGCGTCGCTCCACAGCGCGAAGTCCGTTTCGAGTCGCACGGCAGGGTCGTCGCCGTCATCGGCCTGGCTGGCTTCATCGAGCAGCGCGTCGTCGAACTTCAGCCCCTTGATGCTCAAGTCATCGTAAAGCTGGAACCGCGCGAGACCTTCGATGCCAATGGCGAGACGCGTGGCCTGACGTCCCCCTTCCAGCAAGTGCTGCATTTCCTCGCTGTCCAGATCGACCTGGCGCGCGCGGTAGATTCCCTCATCCTCTGCGGCACGCAGTTCGACCTGGTCGCCCAGCAGCAAAATCGCCGGCCGGCTGCCTGGATCGCTCAGCCACTGCGTCATGCCGCGTGCCGGTGGTGTGCGTGTCGCCAGCGGCGTGACCTTGAGCGAGCCCAGCGACTGCCGCAGCAGATCCAGCGCTTCCTCGGCGGCTTTTCGGCTGCCGGCGTTGATGCCGATGATGCGGTTCGCGGTGTCCCACCAGACATCGATCCGCTTCGTGCGCGTGAATGCCTGCGGTAGCAACTCTTCCAGTACCTGCTCCTTGAGTAACTGGCGCTCACGACGGGACAGGGGCTGGCCCTCAGCGGCTTCGCGGGCCTCTGCCCGTTCGGCCACTTCGTCATTGACCACCGCCGCAGGCAGCAGGCGCTCCTGCTTGAGCATCGTGATCAGGATGTGGCGCTGGATCTCGTGGGAGAGCGCCTCGCTCTGCTTGCCGGCCGGCGTAGTCCAACCGACGCGGCGCATCTCTCGCGGCGACACGGGGCGGAAGGCGAACTCGGCCAGTGCGGCTTCGAGGTCTTCGAGCGCGATCGCCTGTTCGTCGCCGTGGATGCGGTAGAAAAACATGGCTTTGGGGAACATTACGGATCTCCTAGAACGAAGAAGCCGCCCCAGAGGCGGCTTCGTTGATGATTAGCTTTGTGTCTCGATATGCCTCGATGAACGTCACCGCCGCTTCCGCGACGATCGCGTTTCCGTAGGCGCGCAGTCGTCCCACTCGGGAGGGAGCCCCATGAGCCAGCGGGAGTGTGCCGGGTTCAACTGGCCGCCACTTTCCATCCCGGCAGAAGATCCAGTCAGCATCTCGCCAGAAGCCGTTAGTCGGGCCGGGCCGCACATCTTGGCGATCCCCTGATTCGATGGTCGCGGCTTTGTCTTGTCCCCCTGGTCGTACTGGTAGTCGCCTCGGCGGCTGTCGATCGTCGTGGGCGTCTGCCATCCGGCCATCTCTGCCTGGAGGTTCAGCGCCGTCAGGCTGACTCCGCACTTTCCGTCGAGTTTCCGTTTCCGATCGAGAAATGCTTCCGGCGACCCACCGGCTTCCGTTGTTGTGGGCGTTCCCCAGCCTGCCAGCATCGCGAAGTCGTTCAGGTTCGATCCGTGACGAGTTTCGCCCATCGCGCGCTTCGCTTGGCCACCGCCTGTGCTGTCGCTGGTTTGGGTTGTCGGCCAGCCCGTCAGCAACAAACCACAGCCGTTGTCGCCAGTGCGGCGCGCCGACGCCCGCAGCGCACAGATCCGCCGTCCCGACGGCGTAGCCCGTTCCTTCCAGGTCAGCTTGCACAAGGTCGAGCCAACCGAGGCCGTCCTTGCTCGCAACCTGCTCGCCAAAGACGACTGGAGGGCGGCACTGTTCGATGAGATGGTGGAACGCTGGCCATAGGTGCCGCTCGTCAAGCATTCCAGATCGGCGGCCTGCCGCGCTGAAAGGTTGGCAGGGGCAGGAACCACTCCAAACAGGTCGACTATCTGGCCAGCCGGCACGCCGAAGCGCGTAGGACCAGACACCGATTCCGGCGAAGAAGTGGCACTGCGTGTATCCATGCAGGTCGCTGGGATAGACATCGCGAATATCTCTCTCGTCTACGTCGCCGGGCGCGATGTGGCCGGCCTCGATGAGGTTTCGCAACCACTGCGCGGCGTATGGGTCGAACTCGTTGTAGTAGGCGCGTGGCATGCGTCCTCCAGAACCAAGGAAGCCGCCAATCAGGCGGCCTCGTCGTCTTCAAGCACATCGAATAGCGATGGCATCGACATCTCTCGTTCAGCGGCCGCGCAGTAGGCGGCGCCATCCAGGTAATAGGCGGGATTGAGCTCGACGCCGCGGCCGCGACGCTTGAGCTTCACCGCACAGTACGGCACGGTCATTAGCCCGCCGAACGGGTCGAAGATCTCTTCGCCGGGCATGCTGTACTGCTCGATGCAGCGCTCGACGATGTCGATCGGCAGTGGGCACAGATGCTGATCCTTGCCCTTCGAGGCCTGGCTGGTGTTGAGCGTCCGCATCCTGACCACGTCTGCCCATACGTCCGGGTGCCAGCTCTGCGGCTGTAGCAGCATGAATGTCGTTGGCAGCCATCCCGATTCGTCGACGGCTTCGGCAATCTTCACGTTGTGCCGGTAGTCGTAGACGGTCTCCAGGCTGTAGCGCTTGTACAGTTGGAAGATGGCGGCCTGATCCAGTGATTCGAGCTCTTTCGGATCGAGCAGGCGGTCGCCGCTGGACCGCATGAATCCATGGGCGTCCATCTGCCAGCGCGCGCGAGAATATTCGGCCTTGTTCTTCACGACCGGCGTGTCGGCATAGCCGTTGCTGGGATCGCTCGTCGGCTTTCGGAACACCAGCAGGTACTCCGGCATGCCGTTGCCCATGCGCGAGCCGTCCTTGCACTGCTCGGACCATCCCAGCCGGTAGGTCTGATTGTTCTCGCGTACGACATCGGTGACGATCGTCTTCCTGGCCAGGAACGCGAAGCCGTGCTTCGTGAAGTTGGCAACGGTCTCGTCGCTGAACGGGTGGACGGTCTGGAAGCCGAACCCGTTGATGCCGCCCGGCGTGATTCGGTCCTTCACGTGGATCGCCGCGACGCGCCCCGGTTTCAGCACGCGCAGCAACTCCGGTACCAGGTAGTCCATCTGCTGCCAGAAATGCGCGTTATCGTCGGTGTGGCCGAAGTCGTTATAGCTCGGGCTGTACTCGTACTGCGTCGCGAACGGAATGCTGGTCACGATCAGGTCGACGCTGTTCTCGTCCATGCTGCGCGTCTCTTCCACGCAGTCGTTGTTGACCACCGTGTAGTCTTGGCCACTCGCCTCGACGCGCTTCACGCCCAGCGAGCGAGCTAGCGTTGCCGCCATGGCGGCATGGGTGAGGCCGTACTCTCGTATGAACTCGGTCATCTTCTTCACCATCGTGTCGTGCTGGCGCCATTTCCGCTCGAGCTGACGCTTCACCTCGACTTCGGCTTCGGTGTAGATCAAATCGATCCGGACCGGCCTGGTTTGGAGGAAGCGCTGGATGCGGTGAATGGCTTGAATGAAGTCGTTGAACTTGAACCCGATGCCGAGGAATACGGCCCAGGCGCAATGCCGCTGGAAGTTGCAGCCGCTGCCGGCGATGGAGGGCTTGGCGGCGAGTTCCTGGAAGCGACCGTCACTGAAATCGACGATGGCCTGTTCGCGCTTGTCCAGGTCCTGGCTGCCGTAGACGCTCACGATATCGGGAATCGCTGACTCGATGGCGTGACGCTCGGCCTCGAGGTCGTGCCAGATCAGACGGTGCGCCGCCGGATCCTCGGCGCGGATGGCCATGAGCTTGTCGATACGCGCCGGCAGGCTGTCGCGTTTCTCGCGCGCCGCGTCCTGGATGCCGATCGCGGCATTGGCGAACAACCGGCCCTGGCCATCTTTCTCGGCGCCGGCCTTGGTGTGGTCGCTGGGAATCTCGTGCCAGCGCACATCCATTGAGGGGAGTTCGTAGCCCTCGTCGCTGAATCCGAGATCGGAGGGGCGCTGGACGAACAGCCCCCAGCTCGCTACCCACAGCCAGAACTCCTTCTCCTTGTGCGGGTGCAGTGTGAGCTTGTCGGCCTTCTCGGCGTTGCGCTTGAAGAAGCGCGTCTTGGCCTGGCCGACGTCCATGATGCCCAGGAAAGCCGCATAGGCGAGCAGCTCGATGTACTCGTTCGGGCTCGGCGTTGCCGTGGCCACGAACCGGTACCGGATCCCTTCGGTGCGGATCCCGTTCTTCCGGTCATCGCCGGCGAACAGCGCCATGAACTCGCGGAAAGTCTTGCTGCCGCCGAAGCCGCGCAGGCAGGATGCCTCGTCGAGCGATGTCACGCTGAACAGCCTGGGATCGAGCTTACCGTCGCGCACCGACTCGTAGTTTGTGAGGTAGATCGCCTCCGGGTCGGTAGCCTCCTCGATCCGGCGGATGAACTTCACCTTGATGCCGAGCATCTCGGCGTCACGCCGGAACTCTTGGCGAACGCCCAGCGGGATGACGATCAGCGCCATGCCGCCGGCACGCTCACGACAGATCCGCACCGCCTCGAGCTGAATAACAGACTTGCCCAGGCCAAAGGCGGCGAAACAAGCCCGACGGCCGCCGTCGACCATCCACTGCACCATGGCGCGCTGGTGATCCTTCAGGATTGGGTTGATGTCGGCGGGGGCGATCGGTACGCCATAGACAGGCGCGACCGCGACCTTCGCCTTGAGGAAGTCGTGGTATTCCATGGATGCTCCAGAACTAAGTCGGCCACCGCGTGGGTGGCCAATCAAATAGGGTGGGACTCAGTCCCGGTTGTCTTCGGCCCACGCCTGATTCCACGAGTCGATGACTCGATAGACGCGACGAACCAGCCATGGCGTCACTGCAACGCCGACGGCGGTGAATGCTATCCAAGCCATGGCTGCCTCCGGCTAGAAGTGGTTGAGCCGCTTGGCCCGGCGCCGAGCTTTCCGCTTGGCTGCCTGGCGCTGGTGGGATTTGACGCTGCCGGCCTGGGCGCGCGGCATCGGCTGGATGTAGGGCGTGGCCTGCGTGCATCGGGGCAGGTTCCAGTCCTGAGCGGTGGCGCTGAGCATGCGGGCAACGGCGGAGAGGATGGTCATCAGTAAGCCTTTCCTCCGGCCTTGATGCGATTTTCCGGCTTGTGATCGGCGCGCCGCGCGTTGTATTCAAGTTTCTCCACCATGGCCCCGATGATGTCGTAGCCAGCGCGGCCTGCCAGGTCATAGATCCGTATGACAGCATCGGCCAACTCAACCTCGACCATCTCGCGGTGTGGCAGTTTGTCGTCCATCAATCCTTTGCGATGCCCCTCCATTGCCTCGCTGATTTCCGAATGAATCAGGCACAGCTTTTGCGCGAATCGCTCCGGGGTGAGTTCGTAAGCCTGCCCAGTTTTGGCATCAGACCACCATCCGGCGGCGCATGATCTCTGATAGCACAGCCTTGCCAGTTGTTCGGCGCCACGCTGGTCGAACTCTCCAATCATCGTGCTTTTGCTCATCATCATCTCCTTGAATTGGGGCCATCTTGACGCGGTGGCACACGGCCCGGTCAGTGCATGACGGGGTCAGGTTTCACCGCTGGATGCTGCTTGATTTTTTCGAGATAGCGCTGCATCAGATGCTCGTCGGCTTCGCGGAAGCGCTCGAAACTCGCGATCTTCGCCATCTCGCACATTGCCGGCAGCAAGCCGGTATACGATTCGTCCGTCACGAACACTGGCTGACCATCCGTATCGATCACTGGAATCTCTACAAGTCTCTTGCCAGTACGTTTTTCTGTGACGTTGATTGCATGGCCTTCTCCCCGAACAACGAGGAAAGCAAATGCTTCGATGGTTTCGCCCTGGTGGTTGCCATCAAGCACTTCGAGACGAAGGTCGCAAAACGCTTCTACCTCAGTCGGTCCCTGGTCGGTCTGCACCAGTCGCATGAAGTCTTCATCGCCAATCGGCTCTACCGTTTCTTCGAGCTGCATGATGATCTCCTTGAATTCGATGGCCCCGTCTCGTGGGGCATCCGGCTTTGCCTGGGCCTACCGCATTTGCGGTTCCGGTCATCCGTAAACGCTCGACCCCATGCCGAGCGCCCACGGGTAGTCCCGGGAGTGCGGCCCATCTCAGCTGCTGACGTGGATATTGGATACGCAAACCACCCGCCGGCCCGTCCGAGCGAGCAGCGCGGTGCGGCGGGGTGTCCTAATCAGAAGGGGATTTCGTCGTTGAAATCGTCGAAGCTGCCGGGCGCCGGCGCTCCGTAATTCTGCTGACCGCCTTGCGGCGGTTGGTTCTGCTGCTGTGCGTAGTTGGATTTAGCCTGCTGATAGCCGCCGTAGTTCGGCTGTTGTGACGATTGCTGCTGCCCACCTTGGCCGCCAACCAGATTGATCTCAGAAACCTTCAGCGTTACCGCAAACCCTGGGCTGCCATCTTTCTTTTGAAACTCACGCGTACCAATCTCACCAGATACGAACACCTCCTGCCCCTTGACGAGGTATTGAATCAAGCCACCCTCGGCGCGCTTTCCCCAGATCGAACAATCCAACCAGAGAGTGGACTTGTTCTGCCCAAAGCCGACATCCACCGCGACGGGAAATCCCGCCACGGCATGGCCGCCTTGGGTCTGGCGAACTTCTGCCTGACGACCTACGCGTCCGACTGCTGTGTAAACACCCATTTCATACCCCTTGGTTAAATGCAGTGTGGCGGACATCGCCGGCGGCGATAGCAGTGAGAGCAGCGTGAGCGGATTGTGTGTCCAGACCGGCATCGATCAGATCGGCCAGGGCCTCATTCCAGCGAGATTGCTCTTTGACATGAGCGGCCTGCGGCTCATCGAAACCAGGATCAAAACCGATCCACTCAGGGGTATCCGATGGCGCAGCGTACGTTACCTGCTGTGCCGGATCATCCGCCGGGGCAGTCACCGCGGTGGCGGCAGCTTCCTGCTGCTCCTTAAATCGACGCAGTTCTTCTAGCTCGGCGCGCTCCGCTTCCTGGCGCTCTGCTTCTTCTCGCAGCCGGCGGCGCTCTGCCTCAACTTCCGCTTGCTCGGCGGCGAGTCGTTCACGTTCCAGCGCGGCAGCATGCATGTCGCGGAGCGTATTGATGACGTTAGCCTTCGCGTCTTCGGCTTCGGCAGTGATGTCGAAATAGTCGCCAGTGCTGATATCGAGAGCCGAGTCGTATAGATCGGCCAGGGCAGTGGAGTCGAGGCCCTGGGCGGTATCGAGATAGCTGTTGATCTCCCGATCGAGGCGCTCGCGCAGCCGGGCGATGCGTTCTTCCTTTTTGCGCTGTTCTGCCTCGTCCGCGGCCTGCTTCGCATCGCGGTGCGGCTTCTCAAGTTTCTCGATTTCCGAGATCAGTGATTTGCCATAGTTGTTCACTCGCTCGATGAAGTCGCGGTGTGGCTTAGTGATCGCCAGTCGGGCTTTGTCTGTCCCGGTACGGTAGCCGGTTAGTTCCTTGATCGATGCCTTACCGGCCTTGTAGCCCTCTGGAGTCGAGTAGTCCGGCACGTTGCCGTGGCGGGCGCGGAGTTCGGCCAGCGCCTGCTCGACGCGGTTCAACTCGACGAGCTCGGTGCCGTAGGGCTCCTGGTCGTTCAGTTTCTCTGCTGTGTTAGCCATTGGTGGTCTCCTTCTTATCGGCCAGATTGCGCTTGGCATTTTCAATGCCATCAGCCATGGCCTGACGGATCATCTGGATGCCCTTATCGGGATCGACTCGGGCGACGCTGGCGCGATCGCGAATCCGGTTCAGAATCGCTTCTCCGGCCATCTGGATGCTGCGGGGGTGCGGGATCTTCTCCCGCAGAGTGGTGCATTCGCGCTTGAGCCAGTCGGCATACTCGTCGCGATACTTCTGCAGCTCGGAATCGAAGTCATCGGCGGCGGCCAGGCGGGTCTCTGCTTCTCGAACCGCTCGATAGCCCTGGTCATCGAACAGGCCGGAAAAGATGTCGGCGGCGAAGCCGAGGCAACTGAGGCACTTCTTCATAGCGTCGGAGACCGATTTCTTCGGCGCTTCGCCGTCAGTCATCCACGTGCCTTTGTTGGTGCGGTAAACGGCGCGGGTATGGCCGTACTGAGTGACCTCGCCGCGTTCGCCGTGCCATTTGTACCAGAGCGTCAACCGGATGGTATGGGTCTGCTCGTGGGCGATCAGGCTGCCGGTCTGGGGATCGATGACCGGCGCGCCCTGGTCGAATCGCTCTTCGTCGATCCCGTAGCCCCAGCCCAGCCCCATCGGACCGAATACCTGAGTAGCTAGCCGGATCATGTGCATGGTGTCGATCGCGGTGATCGACTGGCCGTTGACGTTCGCCTGCTTGGTTGCGGTTGTGGGCGTCTTCTCGACCTGCTTCCACAACGCCATGTGGTCGGCTGCGCACGCCGAAGCCTGCGAGCCGCCCGCGTGGGTGACTTGCTGATTCATGAAGTTCTCCGGGAGAGATGCCGGCGGGCGCCGGACGGGGTAATGCGGTGGGCTAAGCGGCGGACTTGAGTAGGCTCTCCAACTTGCCGTCCTTAACTTCCCAGCCGATGGCCGCAAGAGCGCTATCGACGGCTTCAGTGTGTTCTCGAACGAGCCGATCATCTTCAGGCTCACAGCCAAGCGCGAGGCAGGCAATCCACGCCGCCGCCCAGTTCCATATCTCACGCAGCACGTTATCGAGGCTGTCACTGCGCTCGCCGGATAGCCATCGGCTCATCATCTCGGCATACGCCGGATGCTCGTAGCAGTGATCGAGTACGTCCTGGCAGTCATAGACCAGATTGACGCCGGCGTAATCCTGGCGATCGGCCAGGGTCATGAAGGCGCGTTCCAATTCCCCATCTAGCAGTGCATTCCTGTCCATATCACACCCCCAGTTGCTGCCGCGCAGGCAGGTTGCGGAGCTTCATTTCGAACTCGACACGGCGCTGAATATTGACCGGGTCAGTAGGCGGCCGACATCCGATCAAAGGCCGGCCGGTGTCGATTACTGGCTTGCCGGCAACCCGGCACTGCGCCCGGTACTCGATCATCCGAGCGCGTCGATCGTTTGCGGTCATGGCCGCCTCCTTGGAATAAAAAGCGCCCGACGAATGCCGGGCTAAAGGCCGCTGGGACGCGGCATGCAGGGGAACTTCGGGGTGGGCTCTGCCGAACATCTCGCAGCATGTCGGCTACATTGGCCCGTGACGCGAGGGGTGCTGCGACAACATCATCGCCACATCAGCCTGCGTATTCAGAGCCCACTCCGAAGGACAGATATTCTCATCCTCTGCCGTAGCGCTATGCCGCGTTACCCAGCGGATCGGGTGGTGCTCATACATCACTTCCAGCTACGGTTTCGCGGATGTCGTCGATTACGCATTCTGGAGACCATCCACGCATGAAATACGTGTGGTAGCGATATGTGTCTAGCGACAGGTCAAGCCCATGATCGTCGGCTTCGTCTTTCAAATGCTCAAGCCAAGTCTCGTAATCCATCACCCTCTCCTCTGGTTGTCGATCCCGCATACCACTCGTCGAATGGCATCTGGGATCGGCCACTGCCGTAGCAATGGCCATGCCTTTTCTAATGGCGCTTGATGAGATCGTCGATTGAAACCTCACGCCCTGATGCTCGATGTAAGCTTGGGCCTGCATCGATGTCGTCCTCGTCGTCCCATACGAGAAAGTAACGCTCTCCAATCCGTCGCGGCTGGCTAAAATCGGCACCACTTGCGCCAGCGTTCTTAATTGCTTGCACGACCTCGTCATATTCGTCTTCTGACAAGCCAGCGGTTTTGACGTAATCTCCACGTTCCATATAGTCTCTCCAAAACCAAAACCTGCTGCCCATCAACAGGCTTTGGAAGCGGGCCTCGCCGTGGCGAAGCCCTGAATCCTGATCCGTAACACGACCCGGCATCGCTCTCTGCCGTGGGGTGCCAGCCCCAACGCCTTGGCCCTCAATCGCCCGGCGATCAAGCTGCAAGCTCGTGCGTGATCACTCCGCGCTTTAGCCGATTCAACTTCATCGGTATCAGTTGCCAGTTGCCGTACCAGTGGAGTCCGCAGACGTTCGGGTCGATGATCGGCACGATGTGATCGACCTCGAACTTGATCCCGGTCCATTCCTCGTACTGCTTGGCAAGCTGTCGCAGATGCTTCATCCGAGCCTTGTTGCGTGCCATGAACAGGGGATCATCGATATTCAGCGTTCCGGCCTTAGTGAGCTTGACTCGACGCTTTCTGGCCGCGTCAGCCCTTGGGCTGAATCGGTTGTAGTCGACGAAGTATTGACGGTTACGCTCCTGGTAAGCCTGCTGATAAGCCTTGTTTCGATCGGCGTTATCTCGCTTCCATTTCCGGTCTTTCTCGTACTTACACTGAAGGCACTCGCGCCACATGCTTCTTTCGCAGACGTGCCCCTTAGGGCACGGCTCTCCAGTGAAGTAGCGCTTCATGCCAAGTGCCTTTGCCTGCTTTCTTGAAATGATGTGAACGTGAAGCATGGTTTTCTCCGTCTTCGCATCCAGAGGCGCCCCAAAAGACGCCTTTGGATGCGCCCTCGCCGAGGGCGCTATCTCTCGCACAGATGATGTCGCCATCGGCTTCCACGGGGTGCCGCCCCGGTTCCGCCTCCATACCGACCCTCAATTGCCGGATGACCCGCGACGGTCGCCATACTGTGGTTGGCCGCCTCCGCATGCGGGATAGCTGTGCGTGTACTTCGCCGAGTTGATAAAGAACTTGCTGTTGCCCGGTCAGCATCCGGCGGCCTGGTAGGGCCGGCGATCCCTAGAAAACAACCTAAGTTGTTATGTAAGTTATACCTAGGTTGTTTTGTCGTCAACACCTAGGTTGTAAATTTTTCGCGGGAAGCAGATGAGGAGTTTGATGCAGGCACAAAAAACCCGCCGGGCGGCGGGTTGGGCGAGGGAATAGAAATGCTATGTTAGGCGTAAGCGCTCAATAGTCGCTACGGTGTCAAAGGACGGGTCGTTAATATCGAAGAATACTTCGGCGAAGCCGTAAGCGTCTTGCCAGTTCGGATGGGCCATTTCGAACATTCGTAGATGATCTTTGATCACAGCCACCACCTCCCTCGTATCTGTCCCGGCTGTAATTTGCCTGTCCATGACCAGCGCCGTAACTGTCTGGGAAAGCCTTCTTAAAAACTCTTCATACGCAGCACGACCTTTGTCTTTGCCAAACCAGGTGCGTTTCCCATGGCTTTTGATCACCTTCGCCATAGCGACGACCAGCCCTTGAAGCGCTGTATAGGTATGTTTTCTTGTCAGCGCCAGCCTTTGTTGAAATAGTTCATTCCCTGCCATGTTATGCCTCTACTTATTTACGTTTCTGCCCCTGCAAAGATCACTGTCCCCACGATCCGGCAGTTCCCGTTGATGGCGATATAGGGCTCAGGCCAATTAGGGTTCATGGCTTTGAGCATCTTCTGTCCGCCGTCTTCGATGTATTGCTTGAACGTGGCTTCGTTGGAGTCGCTCAGCATGGCGACTACTTTCTTTCCGCTGATCGCCACTACTTCGGGATCGACAAAGATGATGTGGCCTTGCGGGAAGTAGGGCGCCATGGAGTCGCCTTTGACCCGCAGTGCGAATGTGTAGGGACTGCACGGAACCGGGCAGGGCCAGTGCCTGGCTTCCGACACGTCGATCTGAGAAACGTCGACAGATGTCCAGGCACCTGCCTGAACCCACGATAGCTCTGGCACTGATCGAGCGTTGGATAGCGACCCTACATATTCGACGTTCGATTCTTGAACTTTCCGGTTACGTCCATCCTCCTCACCGGCTTCAAGCCAATCAGCCGTGACCCCCAGTGTGCGGGCGATAGAAGACATGAAGCGCGATCGAGAAGATCTTCCGCTTTCAAGTTTTTGATAGGCCGCCTGAGACATGCCTGATTTCTCAGCCACCTGATCCTGAGTAAGGCCAGCTTGCAGTCTGGCGGCGATCAATCGATCACGTAATGTTTTCATTTCGTCAAGCTACAACCAAGGTTGTGAATTGACAAACAACCTAAGTGGTCTTTAAATACAACCTATGTTGTTTGAGGAGTGCGGTTATGCCCGCTTTGGCTGCGAAACCCGACATGGCTATTCAGCGCCGATTGGTTCGTGAAGCGATGAAGCTTCACAACGATAGCCAGTCAGCGCTGGCCGACTCCGTAGGGTGCTCTCAGACGATGATCTGGAAGCTGCTCAACGGTAAATCCCGCATCTCTGTCGAGATGGCTAGACGTATCCACCGCGCTACCGATGGTCGATGCCCCGAGCATGAATTCCGCCCCGATTTTTTCGAGGCGCCTGAAGAGGCCGCCTAAAACTCTGCGCCGTCCGTGAGGCCCGCGTGCAATCGCAACTGACTGAAGGATCAACGTCATATGCACTCTCGCTTTATCGAAGACCGGCGCTGCAAGGCTGACGGCGAACATCTCGATAACCCGGTGAAGACACGACTCACCGACGAGGAGTTCGAACGCCTGGAGCGGCATGCCGAGAAACGCCACGCCGGCGTGCTCTCGCACACCATTCGCGAGTTCGTGCTGCTCGGCATGGACATGGCGGAGCAGCGCCAGGCCGCGCTCGTCGACGTGCTCGACAGCGGCCAGAACTGGGATGAGCTACAGCGCGACATCATGCAGGCGCTGATGGCTCAGATCGTAGACCAGCGCATGACCGAGCGGCTTGCCGCGAGGGTAGTGCAACAGCAAACGGCCTGACAGGGCCGAGGAGTCGCCCCATGGAACCGATCAATCGTTCCGATATTCGAGGTTCTTTGGACCGGATGAGCGCAGCCGGAAGGGCAGAGCTGCATCGTGCAGCCGGTGAGCGCGGGATCACTGCCGAGCAGTTTTTCGTCGACGTGATTTTCGAGAATGCCGGCGGGCTGCAGGAGCAGTTGTATTCGCTGCGGCAGGCCATGACGCGCTCGCATCTGCGGGCGGTGAAGTAGGGGAGTAGAGCGCCTTGAGAAGGGCGCTTTGCTTCGTAGATACAAGGCCCTGTCAGGCCAAATCCGGACAGGCGAACATGAAAAAGCCCCGCAGGTTGTGGCGACCAGGGCGGGGCTATCTCACTAACAGAGCATCAAGCACAAGCAAGGAATTCAATATGCCTGATCTTGCCCATGACGTAAAGCCCGGACGGTTCCAGTCGAGTGTGGTCGCTGGCCCTTGGCCTTCATACGTCCATTTTCGAAATCTGCCGGAGCGCGACCGCTGGGTCATGTACGGACACGCCAAGCGTGTGCGCCAGGACATGGAAGATACCGGCTTCGAGTTCACCGAGACCTACGAACAGTTTATCGCCCGCGTGTGCCGCGAGCTGGAGATTTGAGCATGGATTTCGACGATTTCTTCATGACCTTTCCAGAAGAAGTAGCTGAGCAGCTCCGCAAAGACGCGGAAGCAGAAGAAATTGCTGTCAGCACTTTCAAAAACTTCATCCGTGAAAATCGAGACATCCTTTCTCCAATCTCCAGGTGGGGTGACGGGAAGTGCGGCTACATGAGAGAGCTTCTTTGCGAAGAGTTCGGCATTAACCCCTTTGAGAACGAGCCTCGCGGTTACAGGAAGCAGAAAATCTCACAGTCCTTGAGAACCAAAGTCTTCGAGAGAGATGAGTACCGCTGCAAGTGGTGTGGTGATCACAAAAACCTATGCGTCGATCACATCTACCCCGAATCCAAGGGCGGCAGCCTGGAGCTTTCAAACCTTCAGACTTTGTGCCGCACCTGCAATCTCAAGAAAGGAGATCGGGTATGAGCATCCGCAGAGCCCCTCGCCCCGAGAGCAATTTCTACCTGCTCGATAAGCGCATCAGCGAAGACGAGCGCCTTTCCTGGGCTGCTCGCGGGATGCTCATCTTCCTGCTGGGCAAGCCTGATCACTGGATTGTGTCTGTCGCCAACCTGATCAATGAAACCGCCGGGTCTAGCAAGAAGTCAGGTCGTGATGCGGTGTACGGCACACTGAAGGAGCTTGAGCGGGCAGGCTATCTGACTCGCGAGAAAGCCCGCGCCGATGGCGGAGAGTTTGGTGGAGTTGATTACGTCGTCCACGAGTCACCGCTTACGGAAAAGCCGCACACGGCGAATCCGGATACGGTCAAACCGCACACGGCGAATCCGGATACGGTCAAACCGGATACGGCGAATCCGACACAAGTAAGTATTGAAGGGGTAGTAAGTAATGAAACCCCAGCAAGGAATGAAACCTCTTTGGCGTCTGGCGACGCAAAGCGAGCGAAGAAAAACACGCAGCTTCCTGACGACTTTCAGCCCAACGACACGAACCGTCGCATTGCTGCCGAGCGTGGTGTGAACCTGGAAGATGAGCTGGCGAACTTCAAGGACTACCACGGCGCCAAGGGATCCAAGTTCAAGGATTGGAATCTTGCCCTGAACACCTGGCTTCGCCGGGCACGCGGCACCAAGGTGCCCGGCAACGTCCACCCGTTCCCGGGGAGGCCGCGCCCGCAGCACAGCAACCTGGATCAAGCCACCTCGCACGGCCTCACGCCGCGTGCTGACGGGACGTATTCGCTATGACCGAGACATCGATCATGGGCGTCCTGGAAACGCGAGCCGCGCATTGCGATCAGCACGGGGACTATGAGTCTTTGCTGCTGAACGTCGGCGGCAAGCGTTGGACAGGGTGCCCGCAATGCTCGCAGGCGGCGATCGACCGAGCCGAAGCTGAGCGCGAACAAAACCAGGTCGTCGATCTTCGCAGCCAGCGCGGTCAGGCCATGTTCGAACAGTCCGGCATTCCTGCGCGCCTGCGTGAGGCCACACTCAAAAACTACGTCAGCGCGGGCGACTCTCAGCAGCGCGCCCACAAGCAGGTATGCGAGTACGCTCGCCACCTACCCGAACGTCTTGGCGACGGCAATGGGTTGATCCTGATGGGCAATATGGGGACTGGCAAGACGCATCTCGCTGTCGGGCTGATCCGGCACTGTACTCGCAACCTCGCGGTCGCCGCCAAGTACACCACCGCGCCGGCGCTATTCTCCCGCATCCGAGCCTCATACAACTCTCACACCGAAACCGAGGCCAAGATTCTCGCCGAGCTGATCGCCGCCCCTTTGCTGGTGTTGGATGAGATCGGCGTCGGCAAAGGTTCCGACAACGAGTTGAACGTGACCTATAGCCTGCTTGGCCAGCGTTACGACGAACGCCGACCGACCATCGTCATCACCAACCTGATGAGCGAGGAATTCAAGGCGTGGTTGGGCGAACGCGTCGTCGATCGCATGCGCGAGACGAACCCTGTCGTCCTGTTCGATTGGGAATCGCACAGGGGGCGCTCATGAACCTGTACAGCCAAGACGCAGAAGCGTCAGTCGTGGGCGCTGCGCTGCTCAAGCCTGATCTGATCGCCGATCTTTCCGAGGCCGTGCGACCCGAGGACTTCGGATACATCGAATACCGTATTATCTGGAGCGCAGTGATCAACATGGCCCGCCGCGGCGAGGAGATCGACGCGATCACTGTGTCCGAGTACCTGGCATCCTCAGGCACGCTGGATGATGTCGGCGGACTGGCAGCTATCAGCGAGATGGCTCGCAGCACGCCTTCGACGGATAACGCCGGGTCATACGCCGGCATTGTTGCCGACCTGGCACAGCGACGTGCCCTGATCGCCATGCTGCCGGACTGTGAACAGGCGATAGCCGAGCGCGACAAGCCGGTCGACGAGATCGTCACCGCGCTGCAAGGCCGTCTTGAGTCTACGAGGCGCAAGACTCGGCAGCGGCTTCTTCGCGCCGCAGAGTACCTGCCGACAGAATTCGCCGATCCGTTGGACCGGAAATTCAACGGCCAGGAGGAGTCCATGGGTGTCTCCTACGGGCTTCGCGACCTCGACAAAAACACAATGGGCATGAAGCCGAATGAGCTTGTCGTGGTCGGCGGTCGACCATCGATGGGCAAGGCGCAGCCGCTCGACGCCAAGGTGCTTACGCGACGCGGCTGGAAGCTGATGGGGGAGATCCAGATCGGTGACGAACTGGCTTCAGTGGACGGGAAACTATCGTTCGTGACGGGAGTATTCCCGCAGGGTGTGAAAGATATTTACGAAGTGGCGTTCTCGGATGGTCGCTCAACCCGCGCTTGCGCTGAACACCTATGGAGCGTCACCTATCGCGATTGGGACGGGCCGCGGGTAGTGTCCACCGCCAAGCTGATCGACATGCTGGGCAAGAAGCGCTACCAGAACCGCCTTTGGATCGATGTTTACCGCGGCGACCATGGGCATGACGAAACGCTGCCGCTGCATCCGTGGGTTGTAGGCGCCATGATCGCAAACGGCAACGTGACTGACGGCACGCCGCGGATCAGCACTGGTGACCCCGAGAATCTCGACAAGCTGATTGAGTTGATGGGCGGCGCCGTCTCGCCAACACCGGACGGTGATTGCTCATATCGCCTGAAAGGCGTCAAGCAGAAGAACGCTCTGGCTGACGGGCTCAAGCAGATCGGTATGTGGGGTTGCTTGTCCTACGAGAAGCGAGTCCCCGCGGCGTATTTGGAGGCACCGAAGTCTGACCGCATTGACCTGCTCGCCGGCCTGATTGACAACGATGGCTGGGTAGAGAAGTTCGGTGCCGTCCTGTACTCCACCTCAAGCCGCGGCCTGGCGGAAGACGTCCAGTACCTCGTTCGCTCCTTGGGCGGGGTCTGCAACATCGCAACCAAAGAACCTGCGTACCGCGGCAAGGAAGGCGAGCGACTGATCGGCAGGACGCATTACACCTGCACGATATGCCTGCCCTGCTTCGATGGCGTGGTCACGCTGCCGCGGAAGCTGGAGCGGATTGGGGCGAAGAAATCCAACCGCCAGAAGCGCATCAATGTCGCCAGTATTCGCTTGGTATCACGCGAGCAAGCGCAGTGCATTTCTGTATCTCATGATCGCCACCTGTATGTGACTGACGACTTTATCGTCACTCACAACACCGCGTTCATGATGAACACGCTTCGCGCTGCGCTTCGAGGTGACAAGCCGATACTGGTCGAGAGCCTGGAGATGAAGCGACCAGCGCTGTTCAACCGTCTCGTGGCCGGCATGGGTGGGTTTCCAATCGCCGCTCTGCAAGATCCTCAAAATAATGGGATGGATGAGTACTGGACCTACCTTTCCGCCCCGATGCTGACGATCAAGAACAGTGATCTGTACATCAACGACGAGACGCCGCGCACCATCAGCCAGATCCGCGCCCAGGTGAAAGAGATCCACGACCGGCACGGCTCGATTGGTCTCGTGATGATCGACTACCTGGGCAAGGTCAAGGTCGAGGGCGACTACGGGCTACGTCATGACCGTGCCATTGAGGAGGTAGTGACCGGCGCCAAGGCGATCGCCAAGGAGTTCAACTGCCCCGTGATGTTGCTTTCCCAGCTCAACCGGAAGCTGGAAGAGCGCCCGAATAAGCGCCCGAATATGGGCGATCTCAAGGATTCGTCGGCCATCGAGCAGGAGGCCGACACGATCCTCTTTCTGTACCGCGATGAGGTCTACAACAAGGACAACCCCAACAACAAGGGGCTGGCCGAGATCATCATCGCAAAGCAGCGCGAGGGCATTACCGACACCGTTCACGTCGTTTCCCGTCTCAGCCATGCCCGGTTCGAAGACCTGGCGCCGTCGTATTACGCAGAGGAGGCCTCATGACCATCCACAGCTTCAACGACGCAAACGCGCGCCGAATCGTTCTCAACATCGTGAGTTGCCATCAACCGATGACGCTGACCGATATCGCGCATGCCGCGTCCCATCATTTCGGCCGGGCCTTGAGCCGGGAAGAGATCGAACAGGCAATCGACGGACTGCGCGAGCGTGGCTACCGAATCGAATCTCACGACGACGGTATTGCGGTCGAGTATTGGGTCGAGGAGCCGACAGGAGGTGATGCCGCATGAACTCCATCGAGAACCGCTGGCACCAGGCAGAGCTCGATTTCCTGATCGCGAAGTACCCACTGCCGGGCTGGACGGTGCAGGCGATACAGCTGGCTCTGCCAGGCCAGCGCCGGACCGTGGAGGCGATCAAACGCAAGGCCGCCTATCTCCAGTTGTCCCGGCTCCGCCGCGACGCCGTCGAAGAGATCCGCGGCCGCATGGTCGAGGACATCTACGACATGTGCGTGCTCGATTACACGGTCGAGCGGATGGCGGCGGAGCTCGCCAGCCAGTATCGCATACCCGTGAGCGAGGACCTGGTAGGCCAATTGATGCGGGAACGGCTGAATCCGTGCACGTATCGATGCTGGTTGCAGCGCTATCACGAGCGCCAGGTGCGCGGGCAAAAGCGGGGCTGGGAGACGACAAGGAGAGCAGCATGACGGTATTCACCGATACGGCGGCCGCCATCGACGAGGCGGTCTGGTTGGCCGGCATGACCGATCAGGCGCACGTCATTGTCCGCTGCGAAGGCGGGGTGGCTGTTATGAGCTACGCCGATGCCTGGTTCCAACGCAAAGAGATCCTCGAGACGGTCCATCCGACTTGGGAGGCCGCATGACCAAATCCAAACGCCAGCCCATCTACCTGCGCACGGTTCGGCTCATCGATCCTCAGACGGGCGCCGAGGTGTCGGCAATGATTCCGGCCAGCGCCACAGACCAGAACCAGATCCGGGAACGGGGCATCACGCTGGGCAAGGTGCTACGTGCCGATTTGACTGAACCACGTAACCCGCAGTTTCACCGGCTGGCCCACGCAATCGGTGGTCTCTGCATCGAGCACATCGAGGCATTCGAGGGCCTGGGACAGCACGAAGCACTGAAGAAGCTTCAGCGCGAATCCGGCGTCGAGTGCGATATCAGCTACATCGAAATCCCTGGTGGTGGCGCACTCGAGCACCGGCAACCGCGGTCGATGGCGTTCGACAGTATGGACCAGACCCGTTTCTATCAGTTCGTGTCCGCGCTGTGTGGCTACATCGCCCGCACCTATTGGCCAACCTGTACAGCAGAAGAAGTCGAGGCAATGGCCGATGCGATGGTGAGGGAGGCAGCGTGAGCGACGTTCCTATCGATCCTCAAGATTTCACGGGAGGCCTGAAGGTCGTTGATATCGGCGACCTGCGCGTAGCGCGCGGCTGGTCTCGGCGGCCGGCGGTCACTTGTCGCCATCTCAACATGACGTATGACGATAAGGAGCGCCGAATCTGGTGCTCTGACTGTGAGACCGAGGTCGAGCCTTACGACGCCTTCAAGGTCGTGTGCGAGAACATCGATACAGCCACCAAGCGCTTGAAACGACGTGAGGCAAGCCTAAAGGAGGCCGAGCAATTCGCGCTGCGCAGCCGAGCGGCAAAGGTCATGGATGGGTTCTGGCGTGGCCGCTCGCTGGCGCCTCTCTGCCCGCATTGCAATGAAGCCCTTTTGCCAGAAGACGTGGTTAACGGGCTCGCAGGGTCGAATCCTGATTGGGTGCGTCGTCTGCGGAAAAAGCATAGGGAGAGGAAATGATGCTCACACAACGACAGGTAGTCCACCGCGACCGCAAATGGCTCGCCGCCGTGCACGAGATCGACCAGTGCGTGCTGTGCGGCGCCTGGGGCGTGCAGGCGGCTCATCGCAACCAGGGCAAAGGAATGGGGCGCAAAGCCGACGACTGTCTGACGGCCGCCATCTGCCCGGCCTGTCATCACGAGATCGACAACGGCACGGGCATGACCCGGGAACAGCGCCGCGCGCGTCTCGACGAGGCCGTGGTGCTCACGATCCAGCAACTGGCCCGGCGCGGGCTTATCGGGGTGAAGTGATGGGGCGCTTTAAATTCCCGATCCCGTTCCAGGTATATCAACCCACTCCATTTGACGCTGGCATTGAAGCATTCAACCGCGGCGAAGGATGGGACCGATGCCCTCGATATGAATCGGCACAAGACAGGTTGATGTGGCAGCGCGGGTGGAGCGCGGCCATGCGCGATCGGAGGGACGGCAGATGACGCCGATCGTTCTGTTCGTGCCGTATATCGCCAGCAGCACCAACGTTGGCACCCGGCAGCACTGGACGGCCCGGAAGCGTGAGGTCGACACGTGCCACATGCTCGTGCGCAATGCGGTACGCCGTGCCGGTATCGGTCGCATCACCGTGCCGGTGGACCTGACGTTCAGGCCTAGGCTTGGAAAGGGCGTTCGCCGCCGGGACACGTCGAATTATTCGATCTCGCTCAAGAACCTCGAGGACGGGCTGGTCGCTGCCGGCGTGCTGCCAGATGATCGGGGCGAGTACGTGCGCCGCGTCATCCTCGAGCCGCCAATGGTAGATCGCAAGGCCGAGACGGGGACATGGATCGAGATTCGAGCAGCTCAGGAGCAGGCGGCATGATCGAGGGAATTGATAGGCACCTCTCAGTAGGAAAACGGTACGACGGCACGCTACACGGTACGACGTGCCGTTTTCGTGCCGTCATGCATGGTTGAGATATGGGGTATCCGGATTAAATGGTGGATCGGGTCTTTTTGGAACATATTTTTATACACACAAAACTATTGCATGGTAGTTATGTGTGTATATAATTGAGTCATAGGTTGAGACACAGCCAACCGGCGCCTCCCGGGATGAGGGGTAGAGAGAACACCATGAATATCGTTATCACCAAGCAGCTCCCCAACGGCGTCATCATCCAGGCTCAGAGCCACGACGGTCGCTATCAATGGTTTAGCGGTCAGGACGGCTACATTCGCGACACCCTGGATGGCCGCAGTATTTACCAGATGGCTTACTTGAAGCGTGCCGGCGAGGGCTTTGGTAGCGACCCACTGCCGGATGGCGTGGCAAATGACGTGCGGGCATTCTGGGCTTCCCTGAATCCCCTGGTTGCTGCACGCGAAGAAGCCGCTGAGCGGGCTCGCATAGAGCGGGAAGTTGCGACGATCGATGCGCGTGAAGACCTCTATCGCATAATGGATAGCCACATGGACCCCAAAGACCGATGAGCAACCAAAACCGCAAGCGCATCATCATCCAGGCTGGCGAGTCCAGCCTGATGTACCCAACAGCCAAAGTACCCAGCTACGATGATCTCGGTCTGGTGTCTGTGGGTGATGACACTGGGCGCCTGCTTCGCAACAAGCGATCCGGGACATACGTCATGTATATCGGCGGAGCAACCCGCTCACTCGATCAGCGTAAAGTGCGCTCGGCGCTGGGCATCGGCCCTGGCCGTCCCGAGCAAATGCAGGGTGGTCGCCGCCGCAACGTCTACATGAGCGATGCGGATGCCGACTACCTGCGCCAGATCGGCAACGGCAATCTCTCCGAGGGCATCCGGGTCGCGGTCGCTGCGCATCGCGAGCAGTGACCGGTAAGCAAGATTCCACCAGCATCACCCAGATTGCGCCATCCGTTCAGCACCCTCCCGAAACCCCGGTACCATGATCCTGACCACGCCGTGAGGCGTCATCACATTTCAATTGCTATCAGGTGCCGACATGAGTGACCCCAAGCCGAGCGAAGAGCAGCTCCACGAACTCACCTGGCATATGGCTACCAGCTTTCTGTGTAGTACTCCGGAGTTGTCGCCCGACCCAAATCTTCCGCGACCCGAATACCTCGCAGCGCGCCAAGCGATCAATCAATCTCTGTTGGAGCAGACCCGGCCTCAGATCGAAAAGACGGTCTATTTCGAAGCGGCCAACGCCGCGCATCCCGATCTCTTTGTCGCAACGGCAGAAATTAACGACCGGTCGAAATACGTGGCCATCGCAGCCGAATAACCGTTCATTCCTAACCACTGTCGGGAGACAGAGGATCAATGGATTCCAATCTCAAGGCCAAGCTGATCGCCGGCGTGCGTGAGCGCGAGAAGGGCTACAGCGATCATCCCGCCGACAAGGGCGGGCCAACAATGGACGGCGTCACCCAGGCGACAGCGCGCCGCTACGGCTACCAGGGTGACATGCGCGACATCCCGTCCACTCTCATCGATCAGATCTACGCCGACCTCTACTGGCAGCCTCTCAACCTCGACGAATTCTCCACGCTCAGCGAAGACCTGACGGTCGTGCTGTTCGACTTCGGCGTCAATTCTGGCACCGGCCGAGCTGCGAAGGACCTGCAGCGCGCACTGAACGTGCTGAACCGCCGCGGAGCCGACTATCCCGACATCGTTGCCGACGGCGCCATCGGCCCGAAGACGATGGCTTCCGTGTCTGCATTCGCTGCCAAGCGCGGAGACGAGGGCGTCGAGATGCTTGCCGACATCGTCAACGGCATGCGCCTGTCGTTTCTCGTCGAGCTATCGGAACGCGACGAATCCCAAGAGGCATTCACGTTCGGCTGGCTGCGGCGGGTGATCCACCTGCTGTGGGCATGACCATGACCAGGAATCACCGAGGTGATCGTTATGCGGAGTCGTAACATATGGACCAGCAGACCTCGACACCGGACGGACTTTGGCTGGTCTCGTGGTTCATCGCCAATGCCCCTTGGATCTATGCCGGATGCGCCTCTGCTGCTTTCCGCTTTGTGTATCAGTGGGGTGTCGATCATCGCCCCGTTCGCACGGCGGCTTCAGAGGCGTTTATGTGCGGTGCCGTGGTCAGTGTATCTGCTCCAGTGGCCGCCGTTGTGGGCTTCAACGAGACCTGGGCGATGGTTGTTGGAATTGCTGTCGGTCTTGCTGGCCCTGAGGTTGTGCGGAGTGCTGCCGTAGAGCGTCTCAGGGCGGCAGGACGGGCGGCAGCCAAGGTGCTTTTCAAGGGAGATGACGATGCCGGGCACTGAGTTCCTGACGGAGCAGGTCAGGCGCGAACGGGAACGCGGCGACCGGGAGCGTCGCCGTGGCAACTGGTCGTACGGACTCATGGTCGTTGCTGTGATCGGCGCCATCGTTGTCGGGTACCTGTGGTTCAAGGCCGATAACCGCGTCGGTGAACTGACGCGAGAGATCGCCTCTCAACAGGCTGACTACAAGCGTCGCCTCGACGATCAGGCGGCGGACTACAAGCGTCAACTGGCGCGCGAGAAGCGGATCAATGACGACTACAGCGCACGCATCACCCGGCTATGGGCGGCCAACGCGGTGGCCGTTGGGTCACTGATCTACGAGCGCAAGAAAGCGGGCGATCTCGCCGCCGACAACAAGCGGATCTGGCGTCGCAATCGTGACTTGCAGGAAGACAAACAGCGGATGCGTGAAAACTGGACATCCGAGCTCAGCATCGATCAATGAGGGCGTGTCATGTCAGTGGACTGGAAATCGGCAATCGGCGAAGTCGCGAAGTACGCACCAGCCGTGGCAACGGCTCTCGGCGGTCCCGGTGTCGGCGGCGTAACGGCCGGGGCGGCAAAGGTTGTCTCCAGCATGCTGGGTATCGACGACGATCCCGCGTCGTTCGTTGCTGCCACGAAGAATCCCGAGTTGCTGGCCAAGCTGCAGCAGATCAACAACGACCACGAGCGGGAACTGCTGTCGTTGCGACTCCAGGCCGAGCAGGCCGCCGCCGCAGAGAAGACCAAGCAGATGACCGAGGTCAACGCCACCATCCGCGCGGAGCTTGGCACTGAAGGCTGGTTCAAGTCCGGCTGGCGCCCGGCCATCGGCTGGGTCATGGCGCTGGCATTCGCCGTCATGTCCGGTGCCATGGCGTATGCGCTGATCGTCGATCCCAGTCAGCTACCATCGATCATGGACGGCATCATCACGCTGATCGTCGCCATGGGTACCGTGCTGGGCGTGAACATCAATGCGCGCACGACCGAAAAGCACTTGCAGACTACCGGCACGAAGCCGCTGTCGCTGATGGATGCGATCAAGACACGGGTGGCGAAGTAGCCGATCGATCATCGGCCCTCGTCCGCTGTGGGACGATGACATAGAACACGCCGTGAGGCGTTATTCGGGCCGTGAGGCCCCACACCAATGGCGGTCGAGGCCGTCGAGGAGCAAGCAGTGATCGATATCAAGATTCGTCCCGTGACGCGGTTCATCGTGACCCGGCACACCGACAACGGTACGACCGGGTCGAACGAGGAATGCGGGGAATTTATCTCCCATGACCAGGCCGAGCATGTTGCGTTCGGGCTCGAAGCACTGGCCAAGGCCGATGGCAAGCAGGTTCAAGTCGTCTCGTCCGACGACCGCATGGCTGATCTGACCGATATTGACCTGCTGGCAGAACTGATTCGGCGTCGCGGCGTCGGGCACGCGCCAAAGCGGCGGGAGTACCACACACCGCATTACGACGTCTGTGTCGGAGTCGGCCGCGACCACACTGCCGACATTACCCTGGACGGCGATTCGCTGCTGGAACTGAACCGACGTCGTGGGTGTGTCGACCCCAGCCGGATCATCGTCGATGACGATTCGGTCAACGAAGCGCTGAGTAGCGAGCGGTGGAGTCTCGACAGCGACGGGCAGTAATCGCGAGTTTGGGCGGCACGTCGTGAGACGCCCGCCCTGTTTTACACGGAGCAGCACGCCGTGAGGCGTCCTGACAGCACATGGCAAAGCCGAAGGGCAAACGCTACGACTGGGAAGCGATCGAGGCGGACTATCGCACCGGACGCTTTTCGCTCCAGCAGCTCGCCGACAAGCACGGGCCGAGCAAGACGCAGGTTGCGAGACGGGCCCGGGAAGAGGGCTGGGAGAAGGATCTCACCCGGTCGGTCCAGCAGCGCACACGTGAGAAGCTGACGCGTCGCGAATCCGATCTACCCGACACACCCGAATGCGAGATCGTCGAGCGCGCGGCAACCGAGAACGCAGCCGTCGTTTACGGTCATCGAGCGACGCTGGCGCACTGGCGTGGCATCAGCGAGCGCTTCGCGAAGCGCCTGACCGAGCAGCTCGATCAGGGCTACCGGACGGCGATTCTGAACGGCAATCTCGTCGAGCTTGATCTCGATCTCGAGTACATCGGCAAGTGCATCAATCACGGCACTGGTGCCGTCGAGCGCGTCATCAGAATGGAGCGTACTTCATACGGCCTGGACGCTGACAACGGCGAGGAAGAGGGCAAGACGCTCCAGGAGTTGATGGGTGAGCTCAAGGAACGCGAGAACGCCGATGGCTGACCGTGCCCGCGAAGTGAAACGCGCGGACCGGTTCCTGCGCCTGTACCGCGAAGGAAAGCTAACGGATCGCGCCGACTTGATCTATGCGCTGTCGCTCAAGTGGTTTCGGCTCAATGCGCTGTACAAGATCAAGGACAAGAACGGGAAGGTGCGCCGGTTCCGGCCGAACATGGCGCAGCGTGAGCGGTTCATCAATGCCCATTTCTGGGACCTAATTTTGAAGGCGCGCCAGCTCGGCATGACTACATTCGAGATGATCGATGCCCTCGACGACTGCCTGTTCATCGACAACTACTCGGCAGGCTGCATCGCGCACAAGCTCGACGATGCCAAGGACATCTTCCACAACAAGATCAAGTTCGCGTACGAGAACCTCGATCCCGAGTGGCTGGCCATCTTCAAGCTGATCGGCCTGAAGCTGCCGCGCCCGGTCAACGACAAGGGTGAAGGGATCCGATTCGATAACGGGTCGAGCATCAAGGTCTCGACGTCGTATCGCGGCGGCACACTGCAGCGCCTTCATGTCAGTGAGTTCGGCAAGATCTGCCGGAAGTATCCGGACAAGGCCAAGGAGATCGTGACCGGCGCGTTCGAAGCCGTTGGCGTCGGCAACAAGATCACGATCGAGAGCACGGCGGAGGGGCGAGAGGGCTATTTCTACGATTACGCGCAGTCTGCACAGCAGCTCCAGCAGATGGGCAAGACGCCAACCGAGCTGGATTTCCAGTTCCATTTCTTCCCGTGGTGGCGTGATCCGGCCTACAGGCTGAATCCGGATGGCGTCGTCGTCCCGCAGTATCTCCGCGAATACTTCGAGCAGTTGGAGTTGAAGCACGGTATCCGCACCGACGCTGGTCAGCAGGCCTGGTATGCGAAGAAGGCCGAGAAGCTCCAGGACGACATGAAGCGCGAATACCCGTCACTGCCGGCCGAGGCATTCGAACAGTCCGCCGAGGGCGCTTACTACCTGCAGCAGATGATGTTCCTGCGCAAGCACGGCCGTATCACCACGAAGGTGCAGCACAATCCGGCGCTGCCGGTGTTCACCGGCTGGGACCTTGGCATGGACGATCAGATGGCAATCTGGTTCGCACAGGTCGTCGGCAGGGAAATCCATCTGATCGACTACCTCGAGGATTCCGGCGAGGGCATCGAGTACTACGCCGGCTTGCTCAACAAGAAACCCTACAACTACGGCGGCCACTTCGGTCCGCATGATCTGGCCGTGAAGGAGATCGGTACCGGCAAGAGTCGGGTCGATGTGGCCAAGGGCTACGGCATCAATTTCACCATCATTCCGCGCATCTCGACGATGAGCGAGGGCCGTCAGGCCGTGCGCGCATTCCTTCCCAACTGCTGGATTGCCGAGGATGCGTGCTCGCAAGGGGTGGATTGCCTCGACAATTACCGCAGGGAGTGGGACGACAAGCTTGGCGTCTACAAGGACAAGCCACGGCACGACTGGGCATCTCACGGTGCCAAGGCGTTCGAGACACTGGCGCGCTCCGACATTCTCGACCGTTCGGGCATCGGGGGTGGGTTTAACGCCCCGAGAAGTGACCAAAATCGTAGAAGCTGGGGAGCATTCACGTGAAGGAAGACATCGAGATCGTTGGCCGGATCGATACCGGCACCATCGACCGTGACAAACGAGAAGCTGCCCGGGTGGCCGCCTATGTCGCGCCTTACCTGCAAGACATTGCCGTCGCACATCCCGACATCCGCAAGGACATCGGCAACGTGCAAGTCGATTTCGGCTATGCGCACTGGGGCGCGACGAAACACGACCCGATCTGCCGGTTGACGTTCCGGCTCCCGCACAATCTCGGCGCCGACATGAACATCAAGCTCGCCGATTTCCGCGCCGACCCCGCGGGCTATACCCGCGATTTACTCGACCATCTCGGGCCGATGTTCCGAAACGTGCAGCGCCTGCGCGTGAAGAAGCAAGCCGCCACGGATGCCATCTATCGGGCAATGGGAGCGAAACATGGCTGAACGCCAGTCGCTAGGGCTTCTTCAGTACCGCAGCAGTGCCGACATGCTCGCCGACGAGCAGGACGCCGAACGGCAGCGCCAAGAGGAGGAGCGTCGTCGCCGCGACATCGTCGAGCAATCGCTTTCCGGCCACATCCGCAAGTCGTGGGAAAACGCCAAGATGGCGAAGAATGAAGTCGAGCAGCGCATGCTCGACTGCCTGCGCCGCAGGAAGGGCGAATACGACAAGACGAAGCTGGCCCAGATTCGGAATGAGGGCGGTTCCGAGATCTACATGATGCTGACCGCCACCAAGTGCCGGGCAGCCAGCGCGTGGATTCGCGACATTCTCATGCCGGCGCATGAGCGGCCGTGGGGTCTGGAGCCCACGCCTGTCGCCGACATTCCGGCGCCGTACATGCAGCGCCTGCAAATGCAGGTCATGCAGCAGATCCAGCAGATGGTGGCGAACGGCCAGCAGGTCGACCCCCAGCAGCAACTGGCCATGCTCGAGGACGCCAAGGATCAGTTGCGATCACACGTCCAGAAAATTGCCAGGAAAGCGGCCGATCGCCATGAAGACTTGATCGACGACCAGTTGACCGAGGGCGGCTGGCTGGAAGCGTTGGAAGGATTCGTCGACGACTTCACCACCTACCCGGGCGCCATTCTCAAAGGGCCGATGATGCGTCGCGTGCCGACCTTGGCCTGGGGTGAGGGCTGGCAGCCGATCCAGACTACGGAGGTGCGCCCCGAGTTCGAACGCGTCTCGCCATTCGATCTCTACCCGTCGCCGGATAGCGTGAACTGCGACGACGGTGCCTATCTGATCGAGCGCATCCGCTACACGCGTGCGCATCTCAACCAGTTGCGCGGTGTGCGCGGTTACAGCGACGACGCTCTGGAGAAGGTGTTGCGCGACTACGGCCAGGGCGGGCTGCGCGACTGGCTGTGGACCGACGGTGAACGTCAACAGCTCGAAGGCCGTGGCCACGAGTGGCTGAGTAACAGTGAGACCATCGACGGCCTGCAGTATTGGGGCAGTGCACAGGGCCTTTCATTGTTGCAGTGGGGCATGGACCCTGACGCCATCGACCCGCTCGCCGAGTACGAGGTCGAGGCGATCCTGATCGGCCAGCACGTTATTCGGTGCGTCATCAATCGCGATCCGTTGGGCAGTCGGCCCTATCACAAGGCCAGTTATCAGCCGGTGCCGGGATCGTTCTGGGGACAGGCCATCGCCGAGCTCATGGCCGATATTCAGGACACGTGCAACGCCACGGCCCGGAGCCTGATCAACAACCTGTCGATTTCCTCCGGGCCGCAGGTCGACGTCAATATCGACCGAATACAAGCCGGCGAGGATATCTCGCAGTTCTATCCGTGGAAAATCTGGAAGACCAAGTCATCGCTGGTCAACAACGATCCGGCCGTTCGATTCTTCCAGCCGAACTCGAACGCCGCTGAATTGATGGGCGTTTACGAGAAGTTCGAGACCAAGGCCGACGACGCTACCAACATCCCGCGCTACACCTACGGCAACGAGAAAGTCGGCGGCGCCGGCAATACGGCGTCGGGGCTGTCGATGCTGATGGAGAGCGCGAACAAAGGCATCAAGGATTCCGTTAGGCACATCGATCGCGGCGTCATTCGCCGCGTCATAGAGGCGCTGTGGCTGTTCAACATGCAGTACAGCAACGACCAGAGCATCAAGGGCGACTGCAAGGCCGTACCGCGTGGATCGTCGGCGATGTTGCAGCGCGAGCAAGTGCAGATGCTGCGCCAGCAGTTCCTGCAGATGACCGGCAATCCCGTCGACATGGGCATTATCGGTACCGCCGGCCGCGCCAAGCTGCTGCGCGCCATTGCCGAGCAGCTCGACATGCCGGACCTGGTGCCGGATGACCGAGCCGTAGAGAGCCAGACGGCCCAGCAGCAGAAAGCCCAGCAGATGCTCAACCAGCTCGAACAGCAGATCAAGCAGGCCGAGGCTCAGGAGAAAGCGGCGCGCGCCCAGGAAGCTCAGGCCGATGCCCAGCAGACCCAGATCGAGACCCAGCACGATCAGGCCATGCTCCCGCTAGAGCAGAAAAAGATGCTGGCCGAGATTCTGAAGCTACTAGGAGATTCCCGTGGAGATCAGCACGCAGGAATGGAAGGCGTTGGCGCGTATCCGGCAGAGCCAGGACGGGGAGGTTTTGGTGGCACTCGTCCAGCGCTACCGAGAGGAGGCGCGGGAGGCGTTGGAAACGGCCCAGCCGCCGCATTTCAGCCTCCAGCAGGGTCGGGCGTCTCTGGTCCGGGATTTGGTTGATATTCTTGATCGTGCGCCGGGCGTTGCCCGGGAGCGCTGACCAGGCTCAAGCCGCTTCGCCGAGGCGGCTTCGGCGTGGGGCAGCTCGGACGTGAAGGCCAACACGGCCGAACTCTGACCCATAACCGTGAACTCCGGCAATGCCGGCTCACTTTGAAGGAACCAGAAATGACGCTACCGCAACGAGTCCGGGAACAAGCCGATGCCGCTGCCCGCCATTACGAACAACTCGGGAACACCGACAACGACACCGCGCAGGCCGGCGGCGACGTTCCGGCTCCCGGTGATGTGAATAATGACGACAACGGCCAGGACTCCGGCGATGACGCGCAACGTGATGGCGAAGATCGCCGCGCGGAACACCAGCCCGAGACGGAACAGGGTGCCGCCTACTGGCAGCATCGCTTCAACGTCAGCGAGGGCCGGCTCCGTAGCGTGACCGATGAGAATCGGACACTGAAAGAGACGATCAAGCAGCACGAAGGCCGCATCGCAGAGCTCGAGCGATCCGGTGGTCAGCAATCGGGAAATCTAACGCCCGGAGAAGTGACCAAACTGGAGAAGCTCCGGGAGGAATACGGCTCCGACCTGGTCGACGCGATAACGCAATTGGTGGAGCACAAGTTGCCGAAGGGCAATGCCAACGACGAGCGTGTCGAGCGACTCGAGCAGCAACTGCAGCAGAACCGGCAGGATCAGCAAGACGACCTCGAAGCTCGTTTCTGGCAGCGCCTGCATCAGCTTGTGCCCAACCTGCAAGAGATCAACGCCGACCAGGGGTTCCTGGACTGGCTTGCCGGTATCGACCGTTTCGCTGGCGTGCCGCGCCAGCAGTTGCTGGAAGATGCGCGGACCAAGCTCGATGCCGAGCGAGTAGCAGGCATTTTTGACGCGTACTCAAGTGGCGCGCAACCCCCTGACCAAAGTGGCGGGGCCGGGTCTGGAAAGCGGGAGATTCCCGAAGAACAGATCCAGCCCCGTCAGTCTCGAAGCACCCAAACGCCTGCCGGTGCCAAAGTCTGGACGCGTGACGAAATCCAGAAGTTCTATAAGGATCGGCGGGAAGGAAGGTATTCGCGGGAAGAGGGCGAGCGTGTCGAAGCCGACATCTTTGCCGCACAGCAGCAAGGCCGCGTTCAGTAAGGGACTGGAGCGGTAGTCACGCCGTGACGGCGTCACTGAAGGAATCGAAAAAATGGCTGGTCCGACTCGTGCCGAAGGGCACCCCGACTATAGCTCCAGCTCCAGCGCTGGATTCATCCCGGAAATCTGGTCCGGGAAGATGATCGAGAAGCTGTATGCACGCACGTGCTACGGCGAGATCGCCAACACCGACTACGAAGGCGAGATCAAGCAGAAGGGCGATACCGTCCAGATCCGCACCACGCCTTCCATCACCATCCGCGACTACGAAGTTGGCGGCGGCCTCACTTACGAGAAGCCGACCAGCGACAAGGTCGAGCTGCAAATCGACCAGGCGAAGTATTTCGCCTTCGAGGTCAACGACGTCGATGCCTATCAGGCGGACATCAAGCTGATGGACGATTGGTCCGACGACGCCGGCCAGCAGATGAAAATCCACATCGACACCAACCTGCTCGGCAAGCACTACGCCGATGCAGCGGCGGAGAATTCAGGATCTGGGGCGGGCGCCAAGTCTGGTTCCTACGACCTGGGCGAAGCCGGCGCGCCGGTGGGGATCACTCGCGACAATATTCTGGACGTTCTCGTCGACTGCGGTTCCGTGCTCGACGAACAGAACGTGCCGGAAGAAAGCCGCTACGTGATTCTGCCGGCGTGGATGAACGGCATGCTGAAGAAGTCCGACCTTCGCGATGCGAGCGTCATGGGCGACAGCACGTCGGTTTTCCGCAACGGCAAGGTCGGGATGCTCGATCGATTTGCGGTCTTCATCTCCAACAACCTGTCGATCGTCAACGACGAAACCGCAGGCAAGCCGGCGACCAACGTCTTCTTCGGCCACAAGAAGGGCCTGACCTTCGCGTCGCAGATGACGAACATGGAGACGCTGCCGAACCCGACGGACTTCGGCAAGCTGGTTCGTGGCTTGAACGTCTTCGGCTCCAAGGTCATCGACCCGGATGCCGTTGGCCACCTCTACGCCGCGCGCGGCTAAGTGAGCGAGGGGCGTCGCCTGGCGCCCCTTTCTTGCCTCAACACAGGAGCAAGCACCATGAGCGAACTGAACCGCGAGCAGTTGGTGGAGGCCATCGAGTCCGCCGAGACCAAGGAAGAGCTCATCGCCATTGCTGGCGAAAACGGCCTCAAGATCAATAAGCAGGGTGGGCTCGAAACCGTGCGCGGCAAACTGCTAGAGGCTGTCGAGGATATGGATGATGGGACGGAAGAGCCTGCGCCTAACACCGACCCCGACAGTGAAGCCGACGACAGCCAGGCGGATGCCGACAGCGTGGGTAATGCGGAAGAACCCGAAGCACCGGAAGTTAGCGAATCGAAGCCGGCTGCTACTGGTGGACCGTCTAAGGCTCATACTCCCAAGACTGAGCAGTTACCCCGCAAACCCAAGATCGATCCGGCTACTAACGGCACGGAAAAGGGCGCTGCCGTAAAGGTCGAGGGCAAGCCGGCCAATCGCATGCTGACCAATACCAAAAACGGCCGCCGCTTCGTCTGGACTGCTGCGCTGGCCAAGCTGGCGCACATGCGCGAGGAGTAAGTGATGGCCGTTACGACTGTTGGCGTCATCATCAACAACGCCAAGCTTGTGCTGCAAGAAGTCACTCAGGCCGGTACGCGCTGGACCAACGAAGAGCTGATTGGTTGGCTCAATGAAGGCTATCAGGCGATCACCCAGATCAAGCCCGATGCTGCCAGTGTCAATGCGACACATGAGCTTGTGCCAGGTACTCGTCAGGAGATCCCTTCCGATGGTCTGCGCCTGATCGATGTCGTGCGCAACACCGCTGACACGAGCGAAAAGATGGGCATTTTGGTGACCACTCGTCGGGCTCTGGATACCACGCGACGCAGTTGGCACTCGGATACGCCTAGCATCGATGTTGAGCAGTACGTTTTCGATGATCAGGACCCCACGCGGTTCTATGTCTATCCGCCGGCGACTGAAGGGGCGGAGGTCGAGATCATCTATTCGTCCGTGCCAGCGCCTCATGACGTCAGCAAGGGACTGAATGGTCTCAAGGACGATCCGATCAAACTCAACGACAGCTACGGGCCGTGTCTGACCGATTACATCCTGTATCGCGCATACAGCAAGGACGCCGAACATGCGGCAAACCTGAACCGGGCACAGATGCACTTGCAGTCTGTGGCAACGTCGCTTGGCCAGAAAATCGAGGTGGATCGGGCAATCTCGCCCAACGCCTACGATAACTCGTCACATCCGCAACGGACGCGGCAATGACGATCGAAGAACTGGTCGACGAGATTGTCGTCGACGTGCCGGAAGCGCCGATCATGGCAATTCGTGACGCGGCGCGTTGGGCTCAGCGAGAGTTCTGCGACGGCACCAACGTTTGGCATATCGACTCGCCAGTAACGGTCGTTGACGGCGTGGGTTCGTATGAGGGAATTGCCGATGCCGAGCCGGTGCGAGTCCTCTCTGTCAGCGACGGCGACCGCGTGCTCATTCCAGGTACCCAATACCATCAGGATGATCCGCAGTCGCTGGTGTTCGGCATTGCTGTCACGAACCCCGTGGCGGTTCTCGTTCTACGTCCCTCGCGTGGTCACGACATGCCGGCACCGCTCATCGGGCATTGGCGCGAAGCGCTGATCGCCGGTGCGTGTCATCGATTGCTGCGCATGCCGCAGCCCTGGCGCGAGATGGAACTCTCCGAATACCACCGCCGCCGTTTCATGTCTTTGACCGCCGATGCGCTGAAAACCACTGCGCTTGGGTATGGGAAGGGCGGTGCCAGAGTGAAGCTCCGCCGTTATCACTGAGGCTGCCATGACCGACGCTGACGCCATTGCATTGCTGGAAGACGCCATCGACGAGACCGATGCCGAAATCGCTGCCGTGGAGCAGGGTTACGACGATTTGGACGATGCCCTGCGGGCGCTCGACTCGGCGCTGGGCGATGTTTCAGGGCGCCTGGCGTCGATGGAGAAACACGTACGCTACGCGAAAGATTACTTTGGGGTGTGAGCATGGCCACGACACTTGATCCTGCACTACAGGATAACATCGACAATCTCCAGGCACGCCATACAAAACTGGTCGATGCCGTGCGCAATTATCGGAATGGTAGTGTCGCGTCGGCTACCAATGACGTCCTGGCGGCAAAAGCCCACGCTGATGCAACTATCGACGCAAGGGAATCTGCTCTGCTTGGATTGATTCAGACCCAAACCGATCAACCAGTGCCGTCTCTGTTGCTGGACTTCGCGAACCGGGTATACATGCAGGGAACACGCAGGCTCGAGCATGGATACGACGCATACGACCTATTGACTGTCAGCCGTTCGTCGCCGAAATGGGTCTTTGGTCCGTCGGGGAGACTCGTCGAAGTGGAGCCGAATAAACTGGCGTACGAGTACGATCCCGTCACCGGCGAGCCGCTGGGGGCGCTGATTGAAGAGGCGCGGACGAATCTGCTGTTGTGGAGTGAGGATTTTACGCAGGCGGATTGGAGTAAACGCAATTCATCTATCGAAACCGGCGATGCCAGTTCCCCTGCCGGTGGTGCGGCCCAAGCAGTCATCGACGGCGCGAATGTGGCACAGCTTAGGCAAACCAAATTTAATATTGCCACAGGGATATATACTTTCACCCTCTTCTTTAAGAAGAAAGATCACGATTTTGGTTGGATACGAATTCAAGATGTAGATTTCAATGCACTACAGTTATACTTCAACCTAGACACTTTGGAAATTAGCTATATATCACCTAGCGGATTCACGAATACTGCGCTGACTCGCTTATCTGACGGATGGATCAAGCTCACTGTGAATGTCGAGGTTGGCTTGGGCGATGAAGTGCGTATCTACGCAGGGGGCACCAATTCGGTAGCATTCAATACATGGCTAAGTGATGGGGATGGTGTGTCCGGTACGTATATTTGGGGTGCCCAACTCGAAGAAGGATCATCGCCCAGCTCATACATCCCCACGCAAGACGCCCCGGTAACCCGTGCGGCGGACACTAACTATCGCGATCTCGGAAATGAGTTAAATAAATCAGGGTTCACTCAGCTTGTCCGCTTTTATATGGCACCGGGCGAGGCTATGCCCGGGGGCGGCGTGTTTACTATCTCGACCGCAGATTCGTCATTTGGCAACTATGCAGCAAAGTCTGGGCTACGGGTGACCGGCGGACGCAATCTCAGCGCCGAGGTGTACTCGGATGGCGGGGCGACCGTCGTATCGCGTAATGCAGACCAAATGAGCGTCGTCGATGGCATCAACACAGCAGCGATTGCTGTAGACGCGGCAAGCGGAGTTGTTCGATTCGCGATCAACGGGCAAGTCGCCGAGACAACGACTGACCCGTTTACGATGTCCGAACTGACCCGGTTCTGGCTCGATCACTCCGGCGCCGAGCGACCCTTTAAACGTTATCTGTATGCGACGTTATTAACGCACGCTCTCTCCGCCGCTGAACTTGAGGAGATCACAGCATGATCGACGCAATCATCTATGTAGCTGATTTCCCGGCGCTCGTTGCGTATCTCGATGAGCACTACCCCGACCTTCTCGCCCGCGACGAGAACGGCGACACCACCCAGCCACCCGTTGTCACCGGGTTCGCCCGCACACCAGCGGTTGTCAACGGAAACGAGCTGATGATCTATGCCAGGCTATCGGAAAGTGATGCAGACATTTGGCGAGGCATGGAGGGCGTGACAATCCTCGCCGAAGCGGAGTTCGTCGGCAAGGGGGCAGCGGACACGCTTTATCAATCGGTCTTCGATAATGCGGATAAATACGCGATCTACTCTCGGGTCTATCCTCACGATCCGTACGAAATTGAGGATCAAGAAATAGGCACTATTACGATCACACCGCCGAAGAAGTTCGGCATTATGGCGGGCGCGTAAAGGAGGCCGACATGTCGATTGAAGTGGAATCTAAACTCCAGGCCCTTGCTGATGAGATATCGGATATTAAGGCCCAGCTTTCCGATACAGAAGCCGTATTGAGCATGACTCAAGTTGAGCTCTCTGCGGCAGAGAGCCGGATCGATGAGATGGAAAGCCAGATGCAGGAGCGGCAGTGAAGATAGCCATTACCGCCTTCAAGGGTGAAATTCCGAAAGTTGATCCTCGCCTACTGCCGGATAGCAACGCCCAGGCAGCACGGAACGTCGATCTTGACCGTGGCACGGTCAAGTCGCTGCCGAATGTTTCGACGACGGATACGGTGCCCGATGTGGCAAACCCGACCACGCTCTATCGCTATCCGAATGGCAACGATGGAGAGGGATTCTGGTTCGTATGGGGAATGGATAAGCACGTCCACATCGTTCGGTCCCCGCTGGCTAACGACGAGTGGGAGCGTGTCTACTGGACGGGTGACGGATTTCCCAAGATGGCGGGGATCGGCCAGGCGACAGCAGGCTCTCCGCCGTACCCCGGGAACTATTACAGGCTGGGCATCCCCGAGCCTAATGGGGCGCCGACCCTGTCCCAGCCCGACGATCGCGATGCCAGTGAAGAGATCCCCGACACCGCGCTCGAGACCACCTATGCGGTGACGCTGGTCAGCGGATTCGGGGAAGAAGGCCCGCCGACGGTATCGGGCACAACGATCCTGCGCTGGGACATGGTTGACGATGCTCCCGCGGGGGGTGGCGTGGTGGTGACTCTGCCCGGCATCCCGAGCGGCGCGCAGAATATCGTGACCAAGCGTCTCTATCGTGTGGAATCGGGCGGGGTGTTTCAGTATGTCGCCGACGTTGATGCTTCAACAGCCACATACCGGGACGATATTTTCAGCGAGCAGTTGGGCATTGATCTGCCGTCGACAGAATGGCAGGGGCCAGACGACCGGATGATAGGGCTCACGGCATTGCCGAATGGCATCCTGGCTGGTTACTTCGGCAACACGCTGTGCTTCAGTGAAGCATACCGGCCCCATGCCTGGCCGGTTGGCTATCAACTCGCCATGCAGCACGACATCGTAGCGATCGCCTCAACATCCGTTGGTCTCGTCGTCCTGACAGAGGGAAAACCGGTGCTGGTGACTGGGTCAAGCCCCGAGGCCATGGCGCAAGGAGAGTTGGATGTAAACCAGCCCTGCGTGGCGGCACGTTCGGTCGTGGACATGGGGGCATATGCACTCTATGCCTCGCCTGATGGGCTGGTTGCTGCCACCGGTCAGGACGCCCAGGTCGTGACCGCCAATGTGATGACGAAGGATCAATGGCAGGTATTGAAGCCCGAAACTATCCATGCGTACCGCTACGATGGGAAGTACCTGGCTTTCTATGACGGCGGATGTTTTGTATTCACCCCCGGCGAGGGTGTCGAGTTTCACGACATCCAAGCTAGTGGCGGGTACTACGACATTACCGACGATACTCTCTATCTGATCCAGGACGACGATATCGTCGCATGGCGGCAGGGCTCGGCGTTGCCATATCGGTGGCGATCAAAAGTGTTCGAGGTACCGCCCGGCGGTGCGGGCTTCACTTGCGCCAAAGTGATCGCTCGCGAGTATCCGATCACGATTCGTCTGTTCGCCGATGGCGCGACGATGTTGGAAACTGATGTCGACGGCCCGGGGATGTTTCGTCTGCCGTCAGGCTATGCGTTGAGCCGCGACTGGGAAATCGAGATCGCCGGCACCGCGGAGGTCAACAGCGTACAAATCGCGACGAGCCCCTCGGAACTAACGTAAAAACCTATTTGGCTCACCGTGAGGTGCCCATGCCTACCAAGCGTCGACGCGCGCTACCCACGGTATCGGCCAAAGCCGATCCGAACACTCGCCAGCTACTCGATGCCCTCAAGGAGATCGTCGAGACGGGCGAGGGTGTCCGGGGAGACCCTCGCAATCGAAAAGTGACGTTCGGCGATCTGCTGGACAGCGGGATCGCTTCGCTCATTGGAACCAGAATCGGGTCTGGAATTCGCCCGGGAGATGGCATCCGCAATCCAATTCCCAATATGTCCGTGCCGCCTAAACCCGAGGGATTTGCCGCCATCGGAGGTTTCTACGGCATGGTCAATCTGTCGTGGACGGTACCGGAAACGCTCTACGGGAATCATGCGTTCACCCGCGTCTATCGCAGCGAAGAAGATAACTTCGCCAATGCCGAGGTAATCGGTCAGGAGTCCGGTGCATTCTATTCCGACTTCGTTCGCGACGATGCACTTGACCCCGATGATCCGACCAAACTGAAAGGCTATTACTACTGGATCACGTGGGTTTCGACATCGGGCGTCGAGGGACCGCCCAACGATCCGTCTGGCACCTATGCGGCACCGCTGATCGATATCGACTACTTGCTGGAGATCCTGAACGGGCAGCTATCCGAGTCGCAGCTCAACCAGGACCTTCTCGCCAAGATCGATAAAATCGTCGAGATTGACGAGGTCCGCGATCAGTTAGCAACCGTCCGTGACAACCTGCTTTCCGAGGCCAATCGGCTGGATGGTCGTATCAATGAGATCGACAACCATCTCACCGAGCAGAAGGAAGCGCTCGACAAGGATATCGACACGGTTCGTGGCGACCTGGCATCCGAGGCCGAACGGCTGGATGGCAGGGCTGATGAGCTAGACCAGCGCCTGCAAGGTGTGAAAACGGCTTTGGAGTCTGCCGACGATGACCTGCTGTCCCGCCTGCTCGAAGCCAAGCAGGCGATCGTCGATGCAGCGACGGCCAGCCAGGACGGTGACAACTTCCTTGCCGAGCGCATCAGTGGGCTGGTGAATGTCACCGATGACCATGCCCTCTACATCGGCCAGCTCCAGCGTGTATCGGCCGAGCGTGATGCTCTGGAGGCCGTTCACTTCGATGCGCTTCATGCCGAGACCGCCAATCGCCAAGCCTCTATTCGTACGCAAGAGACGGTTCGGATCACTGCCGAGGAAGCGCTGGCCAGCCGCGCCGATGCCATCGAGGCATCTGTTGATGACAACCGCGCCGCGATCGTCGAGGAGCAGACGGCCCGCAGCGATGCTGTATCGTCGCTGGCATCACGCGTCGGTGAGCTGTCCGCCAAGCTGGATGCCGCGCCAACATTCGGTAGTGGCTTCGAGGCTGGTGCGGATTTCAGCCAGTGGGTGGTGGCCGACGGCAACACCCTCGAGGCCGATGACTCCGATCCCTTTTCTGGCCTGCAATCTGCCCTAGCGACATCATCGGTCTCCGGTGCGAATGTCGGTAGCGCAATCTACGCGCCGGTGCCGTCCGGTGTGATGAATGCGTTCGCTGGCTACGAGATCGTACTCAAGATCGCAGCTAAGCAACCCGACACCGATGCCTCGTCGGAGGCGGCCATTGCCTACCGCGCCAACAACGGTAGCTCCGGCTGGCTGCGTTTCACTCTTGGTGTCGAATGGCAAACGTTCGAATTCCGCTATCAGGTACCGAGCGACGACGATCCCAGCGATCACCGCATTGCGGTCTGGGCCGATACGTCCGGCAATGGTGGTGGGGTGATCGTCGACGGCGTTTCTGCCCGCCGCGCTGACGCCAACATTGCTGAAATCAGTGCTGCAATCCAAGCTGAACAGACGGCCCGTGCTAATGCGGACGAGGCTCTGGCCACCGACCTCGACACGATGCGCTCGCGCCTGGGTACTGCCGAGGCAGCACTGACCGAGGAGTCACAGGCCCGTGCGACAGCGGACGAGGCTCTCGCGCAGCGCACAACCAACATGGAGTCACACCAGGATGACACTGATGCGCGCCTGACCACCGAGGAAGAAACACGCTCAAGTCAGGTCGAATCGCTTACCCGACGAGCCAGCTCCCTGGAATCCCGTGTTAGTGACGCCGAGTCAAACATCACCGATGAACAGTCTGCCCGAGCCAATGCCGACGAAGCGCTGACAAAGCAGATCGATGCTGCCGGTAGCCGTATCGATGATGCCGAAGCGTCACTGGCGAGCGAGCAACAGACCCGTGCAACCGCCGATCAGGCGTTGACCGATGAATTATCCGCTGCCAATAGCCGGATTGGCGACGTCGAAGCCAGTGTCATCGAAGAACAGCAGACCCGCGCCTCTGCTGACGAAGCAGCCGCTGAACGTCAGGAGTCGTTGCGTGCCGAGCTAGATGATGCTCAAGCGCGTCTTATAGCCGAGGAGCGTGCGACTGTCGCCGCCAATGAGTTGGAGGCGGTGCAGTTCGAAGCCATCGAGGTTTCGAAGGGGGGCTCTCGTGCCGCTATCTCAGTCGAGCGCCAGGTTCGAGTCGCCGAGGATGAGTCGCTTGCCACCGATATCCGCGCAGTTCAAGCCGCCACCGCAGACAACGCCGCCGCCATCGTTGATGAGACTCGGGCTCGAACGGATGCGGACACCGCGCTAGCAAGTCGGGCTTCGACGTTGGAGGCGAAGACGGCTGAAAACGAAGCATCCATTACCGATGAGGCGAAAGCGCGTTCGGATGCTGATTCTGCGATGGCGAGTCGTGCCTCGGCATTGGAGGCTAAAACTGCGGACAACGAAGCGGCGATTGCTCAAGAGCGATCTGCTCGAACCGGTGCTGACTCTGCAATGGCCCGTGACATCTCCGGTTTGCAAACTCGCGTAGGGGATACCGAATCGGGTATTCAAGAGGAGCGCGAGACGCGTATTGCAGAAGGCGAAGCGTTGGCCTCACAGATCACCACCGTGCAGAACGATTTGGGTGGTCGACTGACATCCGTCCAGCAAACGATGGAGACCCACGGCAACGCCATCGACGGGCTGTCGGCCGAGTACATGCTTAAGCTCGATGTCGATGGCTACATCTCCGGCATCGGCGCCTATAACGATGGCGACTCCAGCATGCTGGTCTTCCGCTCAGACCTGATCGCGTTCGCGCCGCCCAAGGGAAAGGGCAATGCGAAGGTGTTTCCGCTCGTCTACGACAGCGGTGTCGGCGCGGTCGTGATCGACACGGCGCTGATCAAGGACGGCTCGATTCAGTCCGGCCAGTTGGGCGCGGTTCAGAGCGGCAAGCTGTTCCTGCCCGACGGTACGCCAGTGACGACAGCAGCGGGACTGATTCGCGCCGAGGCGATCGCCGTCGATGACCTCAAAGTGCAATGGGCCAATATTCAGAATGCGTCTATCAAGACTGCCGATATCGAGAATGGCGCGATTACGTCGGCCAAGATCGGCACTGCAGCTGTAGACACTCTTAAACTTGCAAATCAAGCGGTTACCATACCTGCCTCTAATTATGTGGCTGCTTCAGTGGATATAACGGGAGATGACTGGACTACAGTCGTGTCTCTCACTGTGTCGTCAACAGGTGCGCCGACACAGGTGCTTGCATCATTTGGATATTATGCCGATGGTGGTAAAGGTGAAAATTTTTTGTCATATAGAATTCGCCGTGGGAGCACGGTTATCAGATCCGGCGATTTTGACCAAGTAAGCTATGTTGATCTTGGTAGTTTCTGGTTTACGATTTATGCGCGAGGAGTGGCAACGCCTGCAGTGCTAGATAATCCTGAAGCAGGTAACAATACATACTACATAGACGTGCGACGCCTCTACGATCGTGGATCGGTAGAAGTATACGACAGATTTATATCAACAATGGAAACCAAACGATGAATAAAAGATACGCGATATTTGATGATGCGGGCGATATTAAATCTATTTTTATTGGTTCTGATGAACTTGTTAAGTTTCAGGGGCTAAATCATATTGAGGTGGGCCCCGATGTATCTGATGCAACACACTATATAGATTTAGAAAATATGCAGCCTTCCATCTTGGATGAGCCAAAGAAACGCCGTTGACCCGATCACCGACTCCGACGACTCCTGATACTATCTACACATCCGCCTACCGTGAGGTACGCCCATGCAAGCCACATCCCGCTCACCGGAGCGACAATTCCTTCACCAGGTACTCGCTGGCAATGAGCCCGCGATGCGGTGCTGCGAGATCCTGTTCAGCGTATCGCAGACCCTCGACGACATCGTCGACGGCGACCGCGAGGTAACCGCTGCCGCAGTCATCAAAAGCTACTGGGAAGCCATGATCGAGCTTCCCGGCAATCCCTTCTATCGCCAGCACGAGCCCTACCTGCGTCCGCTGCTGGCCCAAGCCCTACAGGACTGGACGGATAGCGTGGCGCTGGAACGATCCCAGGACCGGCACGCGCTGACGTTGGCCTTCGTGCTGCGCGACCAGCTTAGCGGCTTCGTCGTGCAGTGCGCCGGCCTGGTTGCCGGTTACGACTGGATGCGCCAGATCGGCCCCACGATTCGGCAGTACTTCCACGACGAACGGCTGGATGATTATCTGGCATCGCTCCAACCCGAGGATGGCGAAGTCGAGCCAGTACCGGAAGGGGAGTCAGCATCATGAGTGGTGGCGGTGGTGGAGACAACACGGTCAAGGACACACCGGAACAGCGCTATCTCGCCCAGGTCGCGGCCGAGAAGTGGAACTACGCCCAGCAGGAACTGGCACCCCTCGAGGATGCGTACATGCAGGACGTCAACCAGATGACGGGCGACGATCGCATGTCGTACATCCGGGGGCAGGCCAGCCAGGGCCAGATGCAAGCCACCTCGGATCTGCTCGGCCAGGGGTCATCCCAGCTCACCCAGGCCGGCATCGACCCGAGTAGTGGTCGGTATGGCGCGGCCATGTCCGGGCTGGCGCTGGGCGCCGCGCAGTCTGGTGGCGACACCATGGCCAGGGGGCAATTCTCCCAGGAAAACGAGCAGATCACCGGCCTGCAAAACATCATTGCCATGGGGCAGGGCGAATCCACCCAATCCCAGGCCGGTCTTTCTGGTGTCGCCAGCCAGGCGGCGGCGGATGCGCGTTCCAGTGCGATGGACAGCTATAACCGCAACTCGGCGAACCTGCAGTTGCTCGGCACCGCCGGCGGTCTTGGCGCGAGCTACGCGATGGGTCAGGGATCAGGTCTGGCATTGGGTGGTACCGCCAATCCTGATTACGTCCCGGGACAAGGGTTGCAACTCTACTGAGGTGAATCATGGCGTATAGCAACACGCTGGGCTTGACGCTGCCGACCGTGACGTCATCCGCGCTACAGACCGTCGATCCCGAGCAAGCATTCCGGGGCGATCAGGGCGCCTCAACACTGCTAGGTCAGCTCTCGCGAGCCCAGTGGGAAGACTGGAAAACCCGATACTCTCCGTACATCCAGACGCTTGCCGATGCGGCACAGAATCCAACGGCGGCCGCCGATGCCGCGGCGATGGCATCGAACTCGATGACAACCGCCTTCGACAACAGCCAGCAAGGCCTGGCCATGCAACGGCAGGGCATGGGCGTTCAACAGACTGCAGCCCAGCAGGCAGCGGATACGCGGCGCCAGGCATTGAACAAAGCGGCGAGCTCGGTCTCGGCCGGCAATCAGGCGCGCATCTCGGCTGTCGATCGCCAGCAAGCCATCCTTGGCGGCGGGCTCGGCCTCTCCAACATCCCTGACCAAGTGATGAACCAGTAACTCTTCTCCGACTCACCGGGAGGTGACTCATGGCATACGGACTACTCGGCCTCCGCAATCAGATGGAAGGCGAAGCGCTGCAAGGCCTCGGCGATCTTGCCGGTCAGCAGCGCCAGAACAAAGCGCTCGAAGACCAGATGGATCAGGCCGATCGCCAGCAGAAGATGCAGGCCGTCGGCACCGGTGCCGGGCTGGGCATGATGGCTGGTATGCAGGCCGGCAGCGTGGGCGGCCCGATGGGGGCGGCCATTGGTGCCGGTGTGGGCTTCCTAGCCAGCGAACTGTTCTGAGGAGACCGTCATGGCAGGATTGGATACCCGCGGCTTGGCAAGTGGGCTGGCGCAAGGTCTCGGGCTCGGCATGAAACTGCAGAACCAGGAGCGACAGGCGCAGTATCAGAACGCCCGCATGCAGCAGTACGAGCGTGGCCTGGACATGCGAGAGCAACAGTACAACGACCAGCGTGAGCAGCAGCAAAAGGCACGCCAGCTCGAGCAGGATAAGCTCTTGGCACAGAGCGGCTACGCGCGACTCGCTGCCGGTCAGGATCTGGACGATGAACAGCTCGAAGCATTCAAGCGCAATCCATGGATGGCACCTTGGCATGTGGCTAGTGATGGCGTTGGACAGGCAATCGATCAGGCGCAGCGGGTCATCGATCCCAAAGATCCGGCCGATCTCAACGACCCTGAGTCACTAGAAGCACTGAACGCCATGTTCGGGCCACGCATTAATCGTGGCCACGGAACGAACAAGCGCATCCGTGCCGCCGTCCCCGGACGGAAACCCGGCACGTTGGCATTCGATCTCGACGTCGAGGGAGAAGACGGTAGCCGCTATACGGCGCCGATGACGCGCAATCGCGGTAAGGCCGGCGACGACGATGAGGTCATGCAGACTGATGTCGGCGATATCGTCAACCAGGTGGCCGGTTATAAGGCGCTACGCCAAGTACTGTCATCGCCGGAAGCACGCGAGAAGGCATTGGCCTATGGTCGCCAACTCGGGTTTGTGCCGCAGGCGGCCGACACCTGGGAGACAGTACAGGGACCGGGGGGCAGCTTGCTGCAACGCAATACTCGCACGGGCGAGATGAAGTCCATTGTTGGGCGCGAGCCACGCAGCGGTGGCGGCTATGGCTATGCCCCCACATCTTCGATGAAAGAAGCGCAATGGCTGGTCGCCAACGGCATTGCACCCAATATCAGTGAAGCCTACAAGATGGCCCGTGCCCGGGCAGGTTTGGATGGCGGCCAGCAATTGGAACTCAAGCAGCTCGACTATCTGGGCGATCAGATCAGCGACATCGATAGCCAGGTAAAAGCCTATCAGGACAACTACCAGGAACCCCCACAGGATCTACTGGCGCAACGCCAGCGATTGATGCAGCAGCGCGAGGCGATCGCCGGGCGCATCTGGGGAGGCGAAGCAACGCCCACCGGCAGGCATGTCGAACAACCTCAAGCGCAATCACCGCAGCGCCAGCAGACGGGCGACGACTTCGACCCTGATGCATTCCTCAACGACCTCGGAATTTAGGAGACGCCCGTGGCTGGCAAGTGGCAACAAGTCGTGCAGAGCGAGCGCTGGCAGGCACTCGACCCCGAGCAGCGCCAGGCCGTGCGAGGTGCGTTTTTTGATCGCCAGATCCGACCCCAGACGCCGGGCGATAAGCTCGAGGCCGTGCAAAGCGCTTTCTTTACCCGCACCGAGCCGGATGTCTTCGGCAAGAGTGATGAGGAAGGTGGTGGCGTCGGCGCCATGGATTACGTCAAGGAGCTTGGCGCCGGGCTAGAAGAGGGTACCGGTGCCGTCCTGCAGGGCGCCGGCGATCTTCTCGAGCAGGGTGGCAAATGGGTCGATCGTGGGCTGCGCGCTATCGGGCTCGGCGATGCGGTCGATGTTGGTGACCGGGCGCTGGGCGGTCGCAGCCCATCCGACGCCGTGCGCGGCGCCGGCGAGTGGTTCGACGAGGGCGGCGATACTCTTCGCGCCCGTCAATCCGAGGCCGCGACACAGGCACGTGAGGACAGCACGCCGACCGGCGATATCACCAAGCCTTCGACGTGGAGCATGGGCGAGGACCCGAGCCTCGCCGGTTATGGGCTCCAGGTCTCCAACCTGATCGGCCAGTTCGCACCGCAGGCCGCTGCACTGCTGGCGCCCGGCGGGCAGGCGCGCGCTGTCGGCATGGCCAGTGTTGGTGGGCTGCAGGCGGGAGGAGCCGCCGGCCAGGATGCCGAGCAGTACGTCATGCAGCAGAGTGACGAGGATCTGGCGAAGAATTCCGGCATGTATCGGGATCTCATCGACCAGGGTGTTGAGCCGGCAGAGGCAAAGCGCCAAACCGCAGTTGCCGCGCGCGGTGCCGCATTCGCCGGGGCTGCACCAGTGGGCGGTGCCGGTGGGGCGCTGACCCATTACATTCTGGGCCCGTTCCAGCGGGCCATCGGTGGCGGCGTCGGGCGTCGTCTGGGTTACGGTCTGGCAGTGGATGCGCCGGCGGAAGGCGCTCAGGAAGTCGCCGAAACCGTGGCAGGGCGCACGGCTCAGAATGAAGCCACTCAGGGCAACCGGGATACCACGCAAGGCACCTTCGGCGATGCTGCCCTCGGTGCTATCGCTGGTGGTGGTCATGCTTCTCTCGGCGCGGCGATGGGCGAGACGTTGCCGCAACGCAACCGGATGCCGACACCCGACGATCTGGTGCGGGAACGCACACCGGAGGACATTGCCGAGGCTGAACAGCAATACCAGCGGGATCGCGACGACGAAGCACGCCAGTGGTTCGAGCGGCGCCGCGCCGACGAGCAGTCCCAGCAGGCGGCCCGGGAGCAATTCGGCGAAGACGGCGCAGCGGTTTGGCAGAACGCCGACAACGACCTGCCAGTCAGGGTTCGCGGCATCGAGCCGGAGCCGGACGAGGAAGGCCGGCAGTATGCCCGCGTCGAAGTCGATGGCCAGGAAGGCTTTGTGCCCTTGGATGAGCTTCGTGCCACGGAATCAGACCCGGTCGAAGAATCAGCGGCAGAGCCCAACCCGGACAATCCGCGCCAGCCCCAACTCGGCATCGACAACGACATTCGCGTCGCCGAGCGGATCGGCGCCGACGAGGACGCCATCCGTCTGCGTAATGCCAAGTCACTGTTCCTCCGCGCTATGGAGCAGGACGCCGCCGGCAACAACGATGCAGGATCGCGCCTACGCGAGCGCGGGCTGAACATCTATCGCGACATCTACGGCGACCCTGAATCACCGATGCCGGAACGGCCGGCGTCATTCCCGGTGCCGTACGAATATGTCGGTGATGTCGAGGCAGGCGGGCAGCTTCCGGTTCAGGCCGCTCGTCAGGATCGAGGAGAAACCTATTCCGGCGAGCCCGATCCGGCGCTTGCCACCCCGGCACCGCAACTACGCCAGGGGGACCAGGCCACCGGCGACCCTCTGATCTACGGCCAAGGGCCAACCGTCCGTCGCGGCAATGCCAATACCGGCCTGGATCAGCCGTTCGAAGGTGCGCGCACGACCGACACCAGCGCCGAGCAGCGCAGTGATTACGATCCAACTAAGCCTGTAGATACGCCGCGCCACCGCCGACGCATGGAGACGAGTGGTCGACGTGCCACCGCATATCTAGCTGATAACACGCCGGTACCGGTACGTTACCGCGTCATGGATCTGGACGAGCTGACGCCCTCAAATGATCCTGATGGTGCAGTGAACCCACTGTTCCCAACAGAGCTTCAACCCCGGGACCGAACCGGGAAGAACAGCCAGGTTCAAGTGCGCAATATCGCGGCACGCCTCAACCCCGAGCGTCTTGGCGAATCCACAGATGCAGGCAGCGGATCGCCGATCGTGGGTCCTGATGGTGTAGTTGAATCCGGCAACGGCCGAACGATGGCCATCGCACAGGCATATCGCAGCGATAGTCCGCAGGCCAGGCGCTATCGTGACTTCGTGCGTCAGCGCGCTCAGGACTTTGGTATCGACCCAGGCGTCGTTGCCGGGATGCGAAATCCCGTTCTCGTTCGTGAGCGCACAGGTAGTATCGACCGTGCCGAATTCGCCCGCCGTGCCAACGAAGCCGATGTCGCTGGCATGACACCGCATGAATTGGCAATCTCCGATGCTGATCGGCTCAGCGTTGACGACTTGGCGCAGTGGGCACCGGATGAGAGTGGCGATCCGCTTGCAGCGTCGAACCGTGCCTTTGCGCGCCGCTTCGCCCAGCGCATGGGGAACAACGAGGCCAGCCGCTATCGTGGCCGGGATGGCCAGCCGACGCCGGAACTCGGCGAGCGCATGATGCGTGCCGTATTCGCCAAAGGCTATGCAGACGACCAAGGGCGTCCGTCGACCGATATGGTTGAAATGGTCGCCGAGCCCCAGGGGCGGATGCGCAATCTGACAGTGGCACTGCAATCAGCCGCGCCTGATTTTGCCATTGCACGAGAATATGGCGGCGAGCAAGCCCAGGCCATGGCTGATACCGTTGTCGATGCGGTACGCATTGTGCGTCAGGCGCGCTCTTCCGGTATCTCTGTGCGTGAGCTGGTGAGCCAAAATGATGCGTTCAGCCAGCCCGTGCCACATGACACGGCCATGTTGGCATCCTTCATTGCCAACAATGCCCGTAGCCGATCTGGATTGAATGAAGCGCTGTCGCTGATTGCCGCAGCGACCCGTAACCGTGCTGAAAGCAGTCGAAACGGCTCGCTATTCGGCGATCAAGTCAGCAACCAGGACATTCTCGATGCAGCAACGCGACAAGATTCATCTACGCCGGATCCAGAACGATCCAGCAGTGACGGAGCTTTTGCGGGAGGGGATCGCGCAGGCACAGGCGAGACGCCCCGAGGGTCGGAAACTGATCGTGCCCGAGCACCTGAACAAACCCAAGAAGTAGACGATCCGCTTCTCACGACGTACACCGAGCAGGATATCGCCGACCGCGAGCGAGCCAATGCAGCGTCAGCGCAAGATGAGCAGCTCCAGCGCCAGGCGGAGGCGCAGCGCGCTCAGGCCGACCGTGACGCCGAGGGCTTCACGCTCACAGGCAGCGATCGGAGTGCGGATGTAGCTGCCGCTCAAGGTCAGGATGATCTGCTCGATACACGGTACGCCATGCGTTCGAACGCCGGAGACGTGGCGCCACCGACCGCCGAACAGGTCCGAGCCGCTTTGGACAGCCTGGGCGAGCGTCTTGGCGACTTCACCGTCGTGGATTCGGCGGCGGAACTCCCGCTCCTGAATCAGCTAATGATGGCTCGCGATAACGTCGATCCCGCCGATGTCCGTGGCATCTATAGCGGAGACCGCCTGTACATCGTGGCGTCCAACAATGACAACATTCAGCAGGCCGTAGCGACGGCCGTTCACGAGGCCGTCGGGCACAAGGGGATTCGTGGCGTTCTCGGCGACGAGATCGAGCCGGTGATGCGCCAACTCTACAAGTCGCTGCCATTCGACAAGCGCGGCCGTGAAGCGCTCGACGAGGTGCTGGCCGACTATCCGTTCCTGGATCGCAATAACCCAGACGACCAGGTGACCATCGCCGAAGAAATGGTCGCGCACCTGCTCGAGAAAGGATACAGGCCCAAGGCGTGGCAGCGCGCCGTGGCCAAGATCCGGGAATTGCTGCGGAGATTCTTCCCCAGCGTGGCCTGGACCTACTCGGACGTACTGGCGCTGGGAGAGCGATCCCGCGAGTATCTGCGTTCGCAGGCCAGCACCTCGGAACCCGGCCAGGGGCCGAACCGATACTCGCGCCGCGGCTGGCGCTCGGACTTTCCCGACGCGGCACTGGCGCACCCGCTGCGCTGGGCAACGCAGCATCCGGACTACGAGGCGGCCAAGGCCGGCGACGACCAGGCAGCGCTACGGCTGGCGCGCGATGCCGTCACGCCGGAGTTCGTTGAGCAGGTGCGACAGATGATCCCCACCGGTTCGCAGCCTCGCATCGTGCCGGTGGTGGCGCAGGAAAGCGCGGGCAGGAATCGGATTCCGGCAATGGCTGCCGAAGTTCTCGCAGCACGGCTGGGCCTTGGTACCGTCGATAACCTGACCCAGCGCGAGCGCGTATCGCGTACCGGTGCCAATGCGATGGATCGCCTGCAACGCCAGCCTACGTTCGACGGCGACGTGGATGGCGGCGACTTCCTCTTGCTCGATGACACCTTGACCCAGGGCGGCACGCTGGCGCAGTTGAAGACGCATATCGAAGACCAGGGCGGGCGGGTGCTTGGCGTGGCGGCATTGACCGGCAAGCAGTACTCGCGCAAAATTGCTGTCGACCCATCAACTCTGGATCAAGTCCGTGACCGATTCGGTTCTGTCGAAAACCAGTGGCGTGCAGCCTTCGGCTATGGCTTCGAAGGACTCACCCAATCGGAAGCCCGAACGCTCCTTACATTCGAGCGCGGACGTCTATCGCCTGACGAACTCCGAAATCGAATCCCTGCGCTCCGAGATGCAAGCCTCAATGGCGTGGGCGAGGGAGCAGCTGGCGATCGATCCGGACCTGAAGCACCTCTAAGCGATCCCTCCCGCTACAGTCTGCGCCCCCAGCGTCAGCCCGTCGCTGATCAATTCGATGACCTGAGCCCTGAGCAACAGGCCTTCATGGCTAAGTTCGGCCCCAGTACGCCGACGCGCCGCGTCATGGAGTGGTGGAAGGATCTCAGCCACCGCGCCGGCCTGCGTATCCGGCAGGGCATGATCGATCAGTATGCCGCGCTCAAGGAACTCGACGAGAAACGCTTCGGCAAGGATGGTGCACTCAAGCAAAGCATCACCAGCTCCAGTTGGGTGCTGGCGCGCATGTCGAATGCCGCCAATGGCGCGCTGCACGCCATGCTGCACAACGGTCGCATCTACCTCGATCCCGATCAGAAGGTGATCGACATTCGGGACGACGACTCCAAAGGGCTCGGCGCCGTGCTGGGTCGACTGGGCAGCCCGGCGGAGATCGAGCGCTTCATGATGTGGATCGCCGCCAATCGCTCCAGCAAGCTCAAGGATGAGGGCCGCGAGTTCCTTTTCAGCGACGGCGAGATTCGTGCCGGCATGCAGCTCGACCAAGGACGCATGGCGGATGGCGGCAGTCGGGCCGAGCGCTACGCCGAGGTCTTCGACGAGTTCCAGCAGTATCGCGACGACGTGCTGGCCATTGCGGAACGGGCGGGCGTGATCCGACCCGATCAGCGCGCGATGTGGCGCGACGAATTCTACGTGCCGTTCTACCGGCTCAAGGACGACAAGGACGTTAACGTCCAGCTCGGCACCAGCGGGCTATCTCGACAGCAGGCCTACAAGCGCCTGAAGGGCGGTACGCAGAACATCAACGACTTGCTTCAGAACACGATGATGAACTTCCATCATCTGCTCGATGCCAGCCTGAAAAACCAGGCAGCGCAGCAGGCGATCGACAATGCCGAAGCGATGGGTATGGCGCGCCGCGTGCCGGAGAGCGGGCGCGATACTTCGAAGTCGACCTTCGTCATGAAGGACGGCGCCAAATCCTTCTACGAAATCGACGATCCGCTCGTGTTCCAGGCGCTTTCCGCCCTGGCGCACCCGGGCATGAACAACACGATCATGAAGGTGATGCGTGGTTTCAAGCGCGTCTTCACCAATCTGACGACGACCACCCCGCAGTTCATGGTCGCCAACCTGATTCGCGACAGCCTGCAGGCCGTGGCGACCAACGAAGTCAGCATGAATGTGTTCAAGAACGTCTACGATGGCACCGGTACGCTGCGAGACCAGCGCAAGCGCGCCCGGATGCTGGCTGCCGGTGGTAGCTTCAACTTCGGCCACCTGTATAACAACAACCCCGACGAGCTACGCGCGCAACTGACGCGCAACCTTCGCGATGCCAAGATCGTCGGTGTTCCCGGATCCCGGCTCAAAGGCTTTGCCGCGCCGGCGGCGCTGATCCGTGCAGGTTGGGCGAAGTGGGGCGACGTCACCGACTTTGCCGAGAACCTGAACCGAGCGGCGATATACGACCAGAATCAGGACCAGGGCAAGCTCAAGGCGGCATTCGAGGCTCGGGACCTGATCGACTTCAGCGCACGCGGCGCATGGCCGGCGGTGCGCATCCTGACCGACATCGTGCCGTTCCTGAACGCTCGCATCCAGGGGCTGGACAAGATCTACCGCAGCGGTGTGAAGCCGGGCGCCAATGTGCTGGCCGCAGCCTTCGGCAAAGGCGAGGCCGGTGTTTCCGATCGTCAGGCGGCTGCCCGATTCTGGTCCGTCGCCGGCGCGCTCACACTGGCCACGGTCGCGCTCTATCTCCACAACCGCGACGACGAGGACTACCAGAAGCTCGAGGAGTGGCAGAAGGACACATACTGGTTCTTCAAGGTCGGCGATCAGGAATTCTTCATTCCCAAACCGTTCGAGGTGGGTGCCATCGCCACCATGGCCGAGCGCGTCACCCAGCAGTTCGTCGACGATGAGGCGACGGGGGCGTTGTTCGGCCAGCGCATGATGCACATGCTCACCGACACGTTCAGCTTCTCGCCAGTGCCGCAGATGATGCAGCCCGCGCTGGATGTTTACGCCAACCGGGATTCGTTCACCAATCGGCCGATCGAGGGCATGGGCGATGAGCGGCTTTCGCCACAACTCCGCAAACGCGATGACAGCTCTCTGGCGGCGCGTGGCGCCAGTTGGGTGCTGAATCACTCCGTTGGCGCCATCGGCGATCCCGAACTCAACCCGATGGCGCTGTCGCCGCTACAGATCGACTACCTGATCCAGGGCTATCTCGGCCAGGTTGGGTCATGGGCGATTGGATCGGCCGATGTCGCATGGCGAGTTTTCGACGGCAAGGACGAGCCGGCCAAGCATTGGTACGAATACCAGCCGATCCGTCGCTTCTATCGAAACCTGGGCGACGAGCCGCGATATACCCGCTATGGCACGGTCTTTTATGACGGATTGCGCGAGGCCGAACGTGCCTATGCCGACGTCAAGGAGCTGGGTGAGCTCGGACGGATCGAAGAGGCTCGAGAGTTGGCCAAGAACAAGGCCGATGTCTTGCGCCTGCGCAAGCCTTTGATGAAGGCTCAGCGCGACCTGGGCAAGATTCGAGCCCAGATGGACGCCATTCGCCGCTCGGACCTGGACGGAGACCTGAAACGCCAGCGCCTCGATCGACTCACGGCCGTGCGGAACCGGATCCAGCAGGTATTGGGTGAGAAGATTCTGGAGCAGCGCGCGGCGGAGTGATCAGCGTTTGACCTTGGTGGCAGCAATGCCGCCGAGGAACAGCGCGCCGAACATCAGCATCGGAACGTTGACGAGCAGGGCGACCAGGCACAGGAAACCGGGAATGCCGACGAAGCTGACGAGTAACCAGCCCTGGACGGACTGCCACTCCTTGGGGAAGCCGATCATGGCCAGCAGGCCTAGGATGGGTAGGCCAATGACCAGACCGAAGATGATTTCGGGTTCGGGCGTCATTTGCCTACAGTAGTTCGAAAGTAGGGAGACTGCGAGGGCCAAACAGTAAAAGGGCCGCGAGTGCGGCCCTTTTGCAGAAGATGGTGGGTTTTAACCCTTGCGCGATTTTTCGCGAAGAATTTTAGCGAGAGCCACCGACGCCTGCTTCTTCTGAGAAGGCTGAGTATCAGTAGGGTTACGCCTTGATGACGTGGAAAGATACCCCGAGCTACGGTAGAAACTTGGATCACGCGGGGTTGACGAATTTGAACACACCGAGCTGGTTGACGAGGAAAGGTTAGTCATCATGATTAAATCCCGTGTGTTTGTGGATTAGCTCAGGCTCGTTGAGCATCGCGAATTTTTCTCCACGTCTGAGTACCCCTATATGCGTCCTACCACCAACTGTCGCGATGCCTGGTTCGAAGCGCTGCATCCCTGATTGAGTATTGACCACCATCTCAACAAAATCGATAGCGTATTGAGTCGGTAGGTTTGCGAAATCGATGTTTGCTCGACTGTTCGACAGCACTGCTTCCAGACTTTTGGTGGGCAAGCCGTGCCGCTCCACTAGGTCGAATTGTAACGATTCGTCCGCTCCAATCAGTAGGCGCTGAACGTAATTCGCCTGCCCAGCCCAGGCTATACCAGGACGGCCATCGTACTGCAACTGCATGCTCTTCGCTAGCACATCAATACGATAGACTCTGCCTTCGCCTTTTGGTTCGAAGCCAGCAACAAGAAATTCGACGTTATCGTACAGCTGGGGATAAGATTCATCGTCGGCTGTTTCTGTGTAGCCGACAGTAAGCTCCCACTTGTCTCGAACATATGCGAGAAAGGCGGAAGCAACCTCCTCTACGGTTCCGAGCTTGCTTCCGGTCTCGCGTCGGAATTTGTTCGCGTGCTCGGCGATGGTCATACCATCCAATATGGCTAGCCCAGCAGTGACTGCTGCCACTTGTATTGAGCCCTCGCTAATACAGAACATCTTCCTAACACCACCAAATACAGTGGTAACGGCATGGGAGGCCTGCCCCCGGAAGGTCAGATTTCCATGCTGGTCGAGAATGGGGCTGCCGTGCTCATCCGTAACAAGCTGAACGTCTTTCGCCCTGAAGACGGGCTCCGTCATGCTGGAGAGGCTGTCACATCCGAGGACAATTGCCTCTGAGGTCGCCAAAGCTACGTTAATTGTCAT